TCAGTATTGGTATAGTTGGGCTGGCCTGTGCCTTCGTCAACGGCACTGATATTTCTTGCGGCTTGATTGAGATTATCAATCAAGGTAATACCCATTGTTTCTTGCACAGTAAATTTTAAACTAGCATTCATGTGACTGGCACCAGTGGCCCTGCCCAAGGGGCTAGTGTCCAATGTCACACTGTCAATGTAGTAGTCTAGCGGAAAAAATGGGTTGCGGCCACCATCTGCTGGCGGTGGGCTGGCTGTGGGCTCTTCACCAAATGCACCATATTGTGTGTTACTGGGCGCAAAGCCGTCAAGGTTGCGCACACCCCCCACGTTGTTGGCTGCGCCGCCGCTTTGAAACAAAAGATAATATCCGTCAATCTTTTTGTTTTTGCTGTACATCAAGGACTGATATTGTTTGACCGTAAGCATATACACTGACACTGAATAAGTGTAGCTGAAAAACTTATCTAGTGTATTTGTTCTGGGCTTGACATAGACAGTTGTGGTGTTGGTAGCATTAACGTCTACCTGTGCAGATTCTGCAGAGTTTTTGGCAGCATCATCATTGGCTGCGCCAACGCCAGGGGCAGTGGCCAGGGTTGGCGAGTCTGCAGAAATTCTTGCTTGTTCTCCAGCCGCACCTGCGGGGCTGTTGGCTGTGACAGCGGGTGGTGGTTCTGAAATAGGACCTGGAGTTGTTGGACCTGTGGCCTGTGTTTCTGACAGAGTACGAGTGCGCTCTTGGGTGCCAGTGTCACCACCACCAGCGTCTGTGGTTGTGGGTTTTTCAGCATTGGTTGGGGCAGTTGTATCAGGTGGTGTAACTACTCTGCCGCTGGTGTCAATTTGTTGTGCGGCGGGTTTGTTAGGACCTTGACTACCATCGTCTTGTGCAGTTTGGCTGGCAGTGGCAGGAGGTTGAGGTTGTGTGCCATTTTCTTGTGCAACTGCGGTTCTTAACTCACGTCGAAGTTGAGCTATTTGAGCTCTTAATTGTTCTCTTGTGTTTAGAAGAGGACTATTAATATCACCAGAAGCTCTTGCGGCTGCTTGCACCGCATCAAATTCTGCCTGAAGCTTGGCAATTTCTGCTTCTATTTCTGCAACAGTTCTAGCCATGTGTTAGAATCCCAGTGCTGTTTTCAGCGTTGAAATTTTTGGCAAATAAATTATTTTGCCCACAGTAAAGTCCAAGGGCGGTGCTTGCAGTGTGTTGGGATTGCGTTGATAAAACACCCACCACAACGTGGAAGTTTGATACAGGTCATAAGCCAACATATCAGGTCTGTACTGATAAGTTTGGTTGATAGTAAATGTTAGGTCATCATCTTCTTTGGGTATGGGTCTATTGACCATGACATCTAAAAAGAATTGACTGTAGCCCGTTTGATAATAGGGACTGGTTGATGAGTATTCAGCCATTACCAATAACCTCCTTTGAGCAGATTACCATTGGCAAATGCCTTGAGGCTAAACTGCTTGCTAACTTGTTCGCGTGTTTGCACTGGTATCAATGTGATGTCAATTTCCATTTTGGTTGGTACGTATGATGCTCTATTAGTGTTGGAAACTGCTTGTGGTAAAGGCCCTGGCGATGGTACTTGTGGTAGTGCGCCTTGTGGCAACAGTGCATTGGCCAATCTAATGGCTCCGCTGTAGTTTGTGCCACCTGAATTGGATGCCACTGGAGTTCTGCGATTAAACAAACTGGTTCCGTAATTGTTGGGACTGCTGGCACGTATGTAGTCCACTTCATTGGGCAAATTGTAATTAAAAGATCCTACCACACAAGGATGTCCAGAGAACTGCCAATCACCGTAGCCCACTAGATATACCAAGGGTGGTGGCGTACCACGTTGTGCATCTTTGCCATAGAACATTTTGGTAACTGATCTAAAAAAGTGTATTACTGACAACAGGTACTGTGCTTCTTGTGTGTCTTGTGCTGTGAACGTTCCGCGAATTTGTACATCACCCACGTTACTGTTCTTGTAGAACAAGCCACGATAGTTTGAGTGTATGAGATTGTATTGCTCATAATTGGCCGTGTATGACGTGGTGATGTTTGGAGTGTAAGGGAATATCACCCCGTTACTGCCTTTCAAAGGTTTTAAAATGTCAGCATCGTCTGAATTGTAAAGATAATCGCTGTTCTCGGCCAAGACCAAACGCACACGCCAATCTGTCACGCCTGGCTGTTTGTATCTTGCTTGCAGTGTTGCTTGTTCTTTGGCCTTGGCCACTGTGGCATTTTGAGATGCGGCATCAACTGCGGCAGCATCATCACGTTCATTAGCAAGATCTCCACCACCTTCTTTTGGCAATCCTTCGTCATCACTTGAATTAACGTCTGTGGCTTCATATTGTTCAGCACCTTCGGCTGCGGCTCTTTCTATTTCAGCATCTACATCAATTGGACTGGGTTCAACGTCTTCGGCATCATTGTTTTCAACAGCTCGATCAAGTTCAGCTTGAATTTCTTCTTCAGACAACGCAGGATCATTGCGTGTGTCAATGTCAGCTTGTTCTATAGCCACTGCTTCATCTACACCGCCAAACTCATCAGTCTGGCCTGTAAACAGCCCGGGCTCAACATCTGTGGCTTCCATGGCCAACTCTTCACGATTTGCTTCTTGCTCAAGTTCAAGACGACGTTGTTCAAACGGATCATCCGCGGCTGCTTGTTCGTCTGGAGTTAACACAATGTCTTCAACAGGCACCTCAGCCGCAAGTTCTGCTTCAAATCTTGCTTGCTCAAACGGATCTGAATTAGGCTCAACATTTTCAGGATCAAACACTGATTCACCGTTGGCATTAACTGTTTCGCCAGGATCAAATACATTTTCTTGTAGGCCAGGATCTTCCAAAGCCGCAACTTCATCGGGGCTTTGCCCACTGTCAGGGTCGCCACCACCTGCCGCAAATGCGTCTGCATTGGATTCAATCACTAACTCATTTTCAGCAGTATTATCTTCTGCTAGTCTAATATAGTTTTCTTGAGCGGCATTGTTGGCTTCTAACTCTGCTCTGCGTTCGTCGCTGATATCAGGATCTGCTAGTTCAGCATTGTTTTGATCAATGATACTTTGAGCGTTGGCAATGCCAGCTTCGTTTTGTGCAATGGCTCCTGATGCTTCGTTGATGTTCTTTAAGTTTGTGTTATCTGTTCCTGGATACAATGCTGCCGCATCGGCTGCGGTTTTTGCATTGGTTTCTGCTTGTTGTGCGGCAGTTGGAGTACCAGTTCCATTGTAGAACGCATCCGCTTGTTCTGCGCTTAGTGTTGTTGAATCTGTGCCTGTAGCAGGACCCACACCTTGGAAATATGTTTCGCCAGTTTCTTCGTTGATAGCAAATCCCGGTTGTAGATTGCCATCATCGTCATAGGCAGGGAATTGGCTGGGGTCGCTGGCAGGATTAACTGGCTGGTCTGTGTTTCTTTCAAAACCGCGATAGTATGGCTCGCCGTTTTCATCATTGATGGCAAAGCCTGGTTGTAGGTTGCCGTCATCATCATATGCCGGGAACTGGCTGGGGTCACTAGCAGGGTTAACTGGCTGATCTGTGTTTTTGTCAAACCCTTGATAGTAAGGTTCGCCGTTTTCTTCGTTGATGGCAAAGCCAGGTTGTAGATTGCCGTCATCATCATATGCAGGGAACTGACTGGGATCCGTAGTGGGTGCTACTGGAACAGCCGCAGGTGTAGGGGGCGGAGTTGGGCTGCCAAATAGGCCGCCAAGGAAACTCAATGCATTGTCAATTAATGGTATGCCAGTTTTGATTGTGCCAAACCCCGGGGTAGCCATCAGTGTCTCGCCTGGTAACTGAGGTATACCTAATCTAGCACGTATGTAAGGGTCAGTAGGGTCTGCACCACCTAGAGCCTGTAACTGGTCTGGTGACAATCCATAATACGGATCATTGATGTTGGCGGCCCCAAACTCGTACGGCTCTTGAGCATTGTATGCCAGTTCAGCTTCATAACGGGATTGTTCAAACGGATCTTCGTCTGGGTTGAACGGCACGTCGTAACTGCGTTCAAATCCTTGATAGTATGGTTCGCCGTTTTCGTCATTGATAGCAAAGCCAGGTTGTAGGTTGCCATCATCGTCATATGCCGGAAACTGACTGGGGTCTGCTGTTGGGCTTAGAGGTCGATCAGTATTGCGTTCAAACCCTTGATAGTATGGTTCGCCGTTTTCGTCATTGATAGCAAAGCCAGGTTGTAGATTGCCATCGTCATCATATGCCGGAAATTGGCTGGGATCCGCGGTAACACTCAGTGGTTGGTCTGTGTTTCTTTCAAAGCCACGATAATAGGTACCGCCGTTTTCGTCATTGATAGCAAAACCAGGTTGCAAATTACCATCATCATCATATGCAGGGAACTGGCTGGGATCGCTGGCAGGGTTGACTGGAGTGTCCTGAGCGTCTTGACTAGGGAAGCCACGATAGTATGGTTCGCCGTTTTCGTCATTGATAGCAAAGCCCGGTTGTAGGTTGCCATCATCATCATATGCTGGAAACTGACTGGGATCTGCTGTGGTTGGCAAAGGTGTGTCTGTCTTGGGCGGTGTTACAACTGGTACCGCCAATGCCGCAAATCCCAGACCTGTAGTGGCCGCAGTAGTTGATGCTGTGGGCTTGGGCCCAAACAATCCACCAATGGCAGATGCAAAATTACTAAACACTGAACCAATACCGCCAGCAATACCTCCCACAATGCCCAGTGCTGTGTCAATCAAAGGAACCCCAGTTTTGATTGTGCCAAATCCGCCAGTGGCAAATAGCGTGGATCCTGGCAATTGAGGAATACCTAGTCTAGCACGTATGTACGGATCTGTAGGATCTGCTCCACCAAGGTCTTGCAATTGTGTGGGAGTTAATCCATAGTAGGGATTGTTAATTGGTGTTGCATTTTGTTGAGCGGCAATGGCTTCATCTAATCCCCCAAACTCATTAAAATTTGGATCAAAGCCTGAAGTCTGTTGTGTCAGTGGGCCTAGGCCACGATAGTATGTGCCACCTGTTTCGTCATTGATGGCAAATCCTGGTTGTAGGTTGCCGTCATCATCATATGCAGGAAATTGACTGGGATCAAAGGCCGGATTAACTGGCTGATTTGTCACATCCTGTGACGGGTAGCCACGATAGTATGGCTCGCCGTTTTCATCATTGATGGCAAAGCCCGGTTGTAGATTGCCATCATCATCATATGCAGGAAATTGACTGGGATCGCTAGCTGGACTAACTGATTGTTCGTTACTGGGCGGCCCATTTTGCGGCCCAAGCACACTGGTTTCAGTATCATAGTTGTAGTTGCCAAATTCTTCTTGAGTGATACCAGCCTGTGCCAAGGCATCGCGAGGAGTTTGTCCTTGTGCTATAAGTCTGTTTACTTCTGCCGCTTTTGCTGGATCGTATCCCTGTGCCATGATTGTGTTCCTATACCTTATTTAACCCAATCTTTTTCGGCGTAGTTTAACAAAAAGGTTGACAAATGTTGTTTTTCTGCTACAATAAGTACACATTAGGAGACACAGTCAACCATGACTTTATTGCCAAAAACTGCACCTCGCGTGAACTATCTCAACAACAGAGATATCTTAAAAGAAATACATCACAGCAAAAACACATACTGTTGGTACCAGGATCGAGAACTAGATCATCAGTATGATATGATTTTACCCAGCCTGGACAAAATCAATCAACGCACTGTGGCCGAAGCACGTCGCAATCGTGCTGACCGACTCAAGCGTGAAGGTACCATAGTAGACCCCAAAAAAATACCCAACGCAGACATTGTGTTTCGTATCACTTGCTGGGATCATATTCCCAAGGCGCCTAAAAAAATTACCAAGGCCGAGGCCAAGCGCAGAAAACTAGAAGACATTCTAGATCTAGATGACGCTACAGAAGATGATCCACTGGCTGACCTGGTTGAAGAGCCTGTGCTGGACATGAATCATGTGCGATTAAATTTCCCCCCATTTGAACACTATCGCTTAGACAAAGATAAAGTCCCGTTTATTGTGGGACGTAGTCACTGGAAAGGCGATTTACAAACTGGTGAGTTCAGTAGAGAACATGGCAACATGACCCGCAAGCTGGCCATGATGTTTATGAAACTGTGCGAAAGATATGCTACAAGGAGTAACTGGCGTGGATACACATACAACGAAGAAATGCGGGGACAGGCCCTGTTACAGCTCAGCCAAATTGGATTGCAATTTGACGAGTCAAAATCGCAGAACCCTTTTGCGTATTATACTGCCGCTATCACTAATAGCTTTACTCGTATCTTGAACATTGAAAAGAAAAATCAAAACATCCGTGATGACATTCTGGAAATGAACGGACTGAATCCTTCATGGACCAGACAGAACTCTGGCAAACATTCAATGGCGGCCATGAGCGGAACGGTTACAAGCAGTTTAGACACAAATGACTAACACAATGGCCGGTACTTACAACGAAATAGCTGTAGTATGGATTGAAGATTTAGAACACCAGCCAAGTTCTACTTTGTACAAAGAGTTGATCCCTCACTATAAGCCGGTTTACAACAGCGAAGATCGGTTTATTTTTTATAATTTTTCTCCTGTACAAAGATCCACGCTGGATCATATTGTTAACGTACTGCAATACATTGACATATCTCCGTATTTTGTTTCTGTGATTACCAATCAATCTGAGACCCAGGAATATTTTGAATCTTTGGTTGAACCTATTAGGGTAGTACAGCAAGCTCAAGGTAACAAGCACAACACAGTTGAAACAGCCAGGCCAATGTTTAACAACAACAATCACATGTGTGCTCATGCCTGGAGTGGAATTCATGTGTTACCCGACGGAACTACACAGCTATGTTGTGAATTTTCAGGCAATCTCAGAGACAACAACAATCAAGATTTTAACATACGCCAGCATACAATAAAAGAAATTGTTAATAGCAAACACATGAATTCCCTGAGAGAAGAATTTAGACAGGGCAAGGTACCATCAGGTTGTTCCAAGTGTACCTCTATTGAAAACAGTGGTGGGTTGAGTAAACGTCAACTCACTAGATTTAAATTACAAAATATTTGGGGTCACATTGATTGGGAGTCTGATTCAGATCATAATATTGGATTCATTGGCGGTCATCTTGGCAACCTTTGTAATCTCAAATGTAGAATTTGTAGCGAAGATTTCAGCAGTTCTATTGCCACAGAAAAACTTGCCAATAACTCTGAAGAGTACAAAAACAATCCAGTGTATACAATGTTAATCAACAACAATTGGAAAAAACATCGTGGAATGTTCTTTGACCAAATCAAGGCAATCCCGCAACTACGCAATTTTGAATTTCTCGGCGGTGAGCCTTTGATGATCAAAGAGAACCTAGAATTTATGCAATATCTTATTGATAACAATCTTAGTAAAGATTGCATTTTTGAATTTGTAACAAATGGCACACAGTATCATGACGTGTTCGATCGTGCTAATCAATTTCATCGATTGACTATAACCATGAGCATTGACGACATTGATCAAAGGTTTGAGTATCAACGGTCAGGCGCCACATGGGATCAACTACAAAACAATCTTAAAAAATTCATGTCTAATACTGGTCTAACTATGGGCATATCAATCACAGTAAATGTGCAAAACGTGCTGTATCTTCCAGAACTGATACAATGGTTGTTAAGTCAAGGTATTGATGATTACTTTTACAACATACTACAGACCCCATCCTGGATGTGTATTAGACGGCTAACCCCCCGAGCAAAACAACTGGTAATTAATCGTTTGGCCAATTCTGGTTTACCAGAAATTCATCAACAACGATTGAATTTTGTATTAGATGTGGTTAAAAATTCCTTGTTGCAGAGCGACGGTCAAGATTTTGTTAAAAACATCAAATTGGTAGATAACATAAGGGGCGAAAACTTTGCCCGGGTCCATCCAGAAATAGCTGATGCTATGGGATTTAATTAAACCAAATACGTTGCGATTGTTTGTTTTATCTGTTAAACTATATCAATGACAAATCTATTTCGTAAAGCCGCGATCTTCACCGACATCCACTTTGGTCTAAAAAGCAACAGCGTTCAACACAATGAGGATTGCCTAAACTTTGTCAAGTGGGCAACTGCCAAGGCCCGATCTGAAGGTTGTGAGACCTGCTTGTTCCTGGGCGACTGGCACAACAATCGGGCCAGCCTAAATATTGTCACTCTAAACTACAGCTTACGAGCACTGGAGCACATGAATGCTAATTTTGAACGTGTGTATTTCATTCCTGGTAATCACGATTTGTATTATCGGGATAAACGTGATATACAAAGTGTGGAGTGGGCACGACATCTTCCCAATGTTACTATATGTAACGATTGGTTTAGCGACGGCAATGTTACTATTGCTCCTTGGTTGTGCGGCGATGATCACAAACGCCTGGCCAAACTAAAAGGTGATTACTTGTTTGGGCATTTTGAACTGCCTGGCTATTTGATGAATGCCATGGTAGAGATGCCGGATCATGGTGAGATTCGCAGAGAAGACCTTGGGGGTTTTGGGCATGTGTTCACTGGACACTTTCACAAACGTCAAACCAAAAAGAACATTACCTACATTGGCAACTGCTTTCCACACAACTATGCCGACGCTGGTGATGACGAACGTGGACTTACTGTACTGGAGTGGGGACAAGATCCAGTATATCATGCCTGGCCTGATCAGCCCACTTACAGAGTTTACGGGCTTGCAACTCTTATTGACAATGCTCAAAAGCTTCTTCAACCCAAGATGCATGTGCGTGTTAATCTAGACATTGAGATCAGCTACGAAGAAGCAAACTTCATTAAAGAAACTTTTGTCAAGGACTATGCGCTGAGAGAAATGTCACTAATACCAAACAAGTCATCTGGCGTTGACACAGACATGGCTCCTGGCGAAGTTAAATTTGAATCAGTAGATCAAATTGTCACTGATCAGATTACCAACATTGAATCAGAATTCTACGACAACAAACTACTATTGAAAATTTACCAGACTCTATGATTCAAATTAAAAACTTAACTGTTCGAAATTTCATGAGCGTGGGCAATGCTACGCAAGGTGTTGACTTTGATCGCACAGACCTTACACTTGTTCTAGGCGAAAACTTAGACCTTGGTGGTGACGGCTCGCGCAATGGCACAGGCAAAACCACAATCATCAATGCGTTAAGTTATGCCTTGTTTGGACAGGCATTAAGCAACATTCGCAAAGACAACTTGGTAAACAAAACCAACGCCAAGGGCATGCTAGTCAGTGTTGATCTTGACGTTAACAGCATTTCCTATCGTATTGAACGTGGACGCAAACCCAATGTGCTGAGATTTTATGTAAACAATCAAGAAAAAACAGCCACTGACGAAGCACAAGGTGATTCAAGAGAAACACAAGACGAGATTGAACGCATGCTTGGTATGAGCCATGACATGTTTCAACACATTGTAGGCTTGAACACTTACACTCCGCCGTTTCTCAGTTTAAAGGCCAATGAACAACGTGTGATCATTGAACAGTTGCTGGGCATTACATTGCTGAGTGAAAAAGCTGATCGTATCAAAGAACTCAATCGTCAAACTAAAGATGGCATTGCGCAAGAAGAAATGCGTATTCGAGCCACACAAGAAGCCAACAAGCGAATTGAAGAACAAATTGAAAGTCTACGCAAACGTCAAACCTTGTGGGTTAAAAAACAAAATGAAGACTGTGCGAATTTTGAACAAGCCATAGCTGACCTTGAACACATTGACATTGACGTTGAAGTACAAGCGCACAGAGATTTAGAAGCATTCCATGTACGGAAAAAAGCCATAGATGATGCTACTCGTTATATCCGTCAGATAGATGCTGATGATGTCAAACAACAAAAACTGTTGGACAAACTCCGAACTGAGATTACAGCACTAGACGATCACAAGTGCCATAGTTGTGGTCAGGACTTGCATGACAACAAACAAGATGAACTCAAACAAGCCAAAGAAGATCTAGTAAAAGAAACTGCTTTACAACTTTTGGCCAACGACACACAGCGTCAAGGACACCAAGACATGTTGACACAGGTGGGTGCGTTGGGCACAGCACCCACGGTGTTTTATGACACCTTGGAAGATGCATTAAATCATCGCAATACCTTGAGCACACTTCGCACTAGTTTGGAAGCTCGTCGCAGTGAAACTGACCCTTACACTGAACAGATTTCTGACATGCAGGGACAAGCTCTGCAGGTTGTAAGTTACGATCATTTGAATGAGCTAACTAGATTGCAAGAACATCAAGACTTCTTGCTCAAACTGCTAACATCCAAAGACAGTTTTGTTCGTAAGAAAATTATTGATCAAAACTTGAGCTATCTCAATCAGCGGCTCACACACTACTTGGATAGAATTGGATTACCGCACACAGTTAAATTCATGAACGACCTTACTGTGAGCATTGAAGAACTGGGCCGTGAGCTAGACTTTGATAATTTAAGTCGAGGCGAACGTAACCGACTGATTCTCAGCATGAGCTGGGCATTCCGTGACGTGTGGGAAAGTTTGTACAGTCCTATTAATCTGTTGTTCATTGATGAACTCATTGACAACGGCTTGGACACACAGGGCGTGGAGAATGCTTTGGGCCTGCTGAAGAAGATGAGTCGTGAGCGTCACAAGAGTATTTGGCTTGTGAGTCACAGAGACGAGCTGGCCGGTCGTGTGGAGAACATTCTCAAGGTTATCAAAGAAAACGGGTTTACCAGCTACAATACGGATGTTGAACTTGCGTGACATAAAAGTATTACACCTAGAGCCCACAGACGTATGCCAAGCCGCATGTGCGTTGTGTGCTAGAGAAACTGACACGAACTTTAAAAAAGATCGTCAGCATCATCTCTCTATGGATCAGATACTACAAATGTTTGATGCTGAATCTATTACCAAACTTGACAAGATGTTCATGTGCGGCAATTATGGTGATCCTGCGGCAGGTAAACACACATTAAACATTTGTCAAGAATTCCGCAAACTTAATAAAAACATTGTGCTTGGCATGAATACCAACGGTGCTTTGCAAAATACATTTTGGTGGTTTGAACTGGGACGATTGTTTAATCAATCACAAGATTACGTTGTGTTTAGTATTGATGGATTGGAAAGTACCAATCATGTTTACAGAAAAAATGTCACATGGTCTAAGATAATGCAAAACGTAACTGCATTTGTAGAAGCCGGCGGATCAGCACACTGGGACATGTTGGTTTACCGACACAATCAAGATCAAGTTGAAGAATGCGAACAACTGGCCCGAGACATGGGTTTCAAATGGTTTAGAGCCAAGGTGTCAAAGCGTGGGTTTACAAACAGACTTGAACAACCAATTGGATGGCAGGTGCCAAACGTAAAATCAATCAAGGTCAATTGTCATGCTCTCAATGAGCAAAGTCTATACATTGACGCCCAGAGCCGCACAAGTCCTTGTTGCTGGCTTGGTGCTAGGCAAAAGGACTTTGTGACAGATTTTAAAGAAGTAGAAAATTCTTGGGCCAGTTTGCAACCCAACATTGTATGCCTAGACACTTGTGGCACTACTGCGGTGGGCACCAGCTTTAGTCAACAATGGCAACGAGAGGTACAGCTATGATAGCCTGGGATCACTGGCATATCGAACCCAGCAGTATATGTGCCTTAAAATGCCCAAGGTGCCCAAGAGCTGAGCTACCTGAAACTCTGCTAAACAAACAACTTACGTTGAATTTTTTTCGTAAGCAGATTGGAGCAGAAGTGGTGTCAAAAATTAAAAAAATCACTTTCTGTGGCAATGACGGAGACCCTATATACTGTCGAGAATTCCTAGACATCTGTCGTTGGATTAAGAAAACCAATCCCAAAATACAACTGGTGGTGATCACCAATGGCAGTTACAAGCCTGTGCATTGGTGGACAGAATTGGGTGAAATTCTCAATCATGACGACGAAGTGCATTGGAGCCTTGACGGCTGGGACAATCATAGCAACATTCAGTATAGAGTTCACAGCGACTGGATCAGCATAATGCACGGCATTGAAGCATTTTGCACTGCAAACACATCAACATATCGTGTCTGGGCTGCCATTGCATTTAGATTCAACCAAGACAACTTAGATAAAATGCAGTCCTTTGCTAGAGACTTAAAATTTGACTGCTTTCAACTTACAAAATCTACAAAATTTGGTAGCAAGTATCCCAACGCCTATGGGGCAGTGGACGATCTTGAACCCACTGATTCACAGTTGATAGCATCAGGACATAGATACGAGCGCGAAAGCACTCAGCTTAACCCAAGGCCAAGACCTGGGCAATCTCTCAAAATGCTGTTTCAACAACGTGCTAGCACACTGAACGGTTATGCAGGGATTTGCTTGATTGGAAACAAAGGTGTTTTTGTCAACAGTCAAGGAGAATTTTATCCCTGTTGTTGGACAGCCAATCGCTACGATCACAACCAGGCATGGCACGGACGGTTTAACCTAAACACAAAAACATTTAACGAAATCATACAAGATCCGTTTTGGAGTACTGACTTTTTAAAATTCAACAGTTTGGAATGTCAAACCAAATGTACTCCAGACCGTTTATCTGACACTTCACACACATTAGAATGGTAAATTTCAACTTACAGGCAGCAAACAGGTAACTACAATGAATGACATGGCTATACAACAATCAACTGGTGGAAACTCTTCCCGAAGATTGCGTGGGCTTTGTCTACTTGATTACAAACATCACAAATCAACGCAAATACATAGGCAAAAAATTAGCCAAATTTTCTAAGACTACTCAAAAGACAGTCAAACTCAAAAACGGCAACAAGAAAAAACAAAAAATCCGCACCAAGGTGGACAGTGATTGGCGTGACTACTACGGGTCTAGCCCTGAACTAACTAAGGACGTGGAACAGATAGGCAAAGAAAACTTCACTCGCGAAATACTTTACTATTGTAACTCCAAATCAGAATGCAGTTATATCGAAGCAAGAGAACAATTTTCTCGGCGTGTGCTTGAAAGCAAGGACTATTACAATGGTCACATTCAAGTTCGCGTCCATGGCAGCCACATAATCAACAAACTAAGCAGTTAAGACTTGCACAGGTCAATTTCATGTGCCCTAGACCTGGATCTCGGATCGCAGGGAGTGGAAGCCTCGCCGCGCTAGCGAGCACTCAATCACTATCCTTGACAGGACGACGATCGCAAAATGCCGCGGTTTGATTGTTTGAACAGAATTTTTTAGGCCCAAAGATGTACTAGTGATAGTACAGGTTTGATACATGTGTTAGCGTATGTGTGTCAAGCTGCCGTTGTAAAGACAAAATGAGCAGGTACCGGACAACCGCCTGTGCAATTGATTATAGTGAATTATAGTCAATTATAGTTTGAACGCTAAGTGACTGTGCTACTCGGATGATGCTACAGATCTTATCTTTGCCCTGTGCGGGCAAAGTGTGACCGATTAATCTAGATGATACTTAAAACAAACGTTGATGAACGAAGTGATATCAACAGACTTGCGTAGCAAGTCTTTATAACAAGTTTAACTCTTTGAGTTTGTTGACATAATGTGATTGCCCTTGAGCTACAGAATTACGCCAATCAGTATTGGCTGTGGCATTGGCTTGATCACTAACATATTTGAAACAAAGAAATTCCACGTGATATTTTTCACATGCTTTGGCTATGGAATAGGCTTCCATGTCTACTAGATCTGCTGGTATGTGCAGTGGTGAGTTCATCACAAAGTTATCGCCTGTACTGCATGTTAATCCTGGTGTGCCAATTGCTATGCTGGATTCAAATGGTGTTTGTCCTGATTCACATCCCAGTCCTTCACAACTCATGTCTCTTTGCACAAATTGAGTGCATTGATGTAGGCCAGTGCTCACAGTAATGCCCCCGGCTGTGCCAAAGTTGATCACACGTCGGGGACGGTATTTTGCAATGACTTCGCCGGCTGTGATTGCGGCATTGACCTTGCCCACGCCTGTATAAAACAAGTTCATCATGTGGCCAAGGTCGGGCGCTTCTTCCCGAATGGCAATCAACACAAGGTCATTCATAAGTTTTGATCTGGCCAGTCTCTAAACAGCGCATGCTGAATGTTGCCTGAAACAAATTGATTAAAGCTCTTGTGCTTGACTTCAAGTTCGCCTTCAAGTGGTGCAACTCGTTTGAAAGCCGAGTCCATTTGACCCATGTCCTGGAACTCCATGAGTATCATCCATTCTGGCATGTCAGCAATGCTACGAAACCCCATCTTGCAACGAGTGATTCTGTAACTCTCCATCTTGCCTTCAGAGATCAAGTGATCAAAGAAATTTTTCATTCCTGTAACCCATTCAAGGTCTGTGATGTCGCCTTCTTTGTCTGCCCAAATTGTATAAATGTCCATAGTTACTCCAGTGGTCCTAGTAGTTCAAAGCCTGCCATGCTTTGTTTGTACAAGTGTGCTTGCTCAAGATACAAGTATTGGAATCCACGAGCCTTGTAGATAGCACACTCTGTTTGTAGTGTTTCTATTCCCAGACGTAGTCTAGGATTGTGATAGTTCCATGCAAACTGGTCGCATAGTGCATTGTGATTGTCGTAGCGTCGGATCAAACTGAATGCCACTAACTTTTCGTTGTCATAGTATCCAATTACATCAGTCATTGAGTCAGTATAACGACTGTCAAAGATGGGCATCACTGACGCAAAGTGTTTGTACTTGCAGTAGTCTCTGTAGATCTGATTTAACTTAGGGATGTCTGGGTCACGCAGGTACTGCCATTTTACACTGGGTGTGTAATCAGTCTGACCAAGATTGATTCTAGCAAACTGATATGTCATCTGGGATCCTGTCTGTGACGAAACAAGCCTTGCAAGTATTCTTCTGGCCAGTTATGATAAAATCCTTTGCTGGCCATTAGCCGGGCCTTGGTGTTTAGATCACTTAGACTCTGCACCAATGCCAATGCGTAAGTTCCTTGGTTCATGCACACACCATTGACTATTTCTGCGTCATCAGGATGATCTTCCAAGGCAATCATGTCTCTGGGCAACAACACTTCCTTGTTGGCCAGTTCAATGCTGCCAGACAACATGTCATGATTCCACTCTTTGGGATCATAAACATAGATAACAACTTCCCAGTTGCCCATGCCTTGGCGCCCACGATTTTTCAAATCGTAGTAGGGGTCAGCACCAAGATATACTGCGTAGCTTTTTTTTAGTCGTGCTGATCTTGCATATGGGCACGGAGAAAAGCCGCCCAAGGCCGGATGTGGAACTTCTAAAAAGTTCGCTATCCAGTTTTCTATGTCTTGGCGTACAGTTTCTAGTTCCATTAGAAGTGTGGCATTTTGCTTTTCTGAGTGGTTTCCATGTTTTCTTTAATGAGTTCATTGATAAGTGTACGTTCTTTGTAACTCATGTTCAGCACGTCTTCGTATGTGCCACCACCACGGAGATACCATGACATCTTGAGACACTGTGCCTTGATGTTATTGGCCTCTTTCTCCATGGCATCTACCATTGAAGATATTTCTTCAGGCTTAGAATTTAAGAGGCGGGCGCGAAAAAACTTGTTTGGTCTAGATTCAACATCTGATCGTATTCATGATTGCAGTTGCCACAAGTGACATGAATGGGTCTAAACTCGCCTTTTTCTCTCAAGTCTACAATTTTTTCTCTAACTTGAGTAAACAGTTTGCGATCACAGTTGTGCAAAAATTCTTCAATGTGAGCAGTTTCGGTAACCAAGGCACTGGGAGTCTTGATGCTGGCCACACTGTATTTTAGTGCGCCCACGGTGAGTTTGGTGATGTTTTCAAGTGCCTGGTTTAGTTGTGCAATTTTTTCATTGTCGTCAAGATCAGGATCGTTCTGTACATTGACAATGGTGCGTTGTTGATCAAACTGTTGTTGGTTCACATCGTTTTGTTGACGATAGTTCATGGGCTGAAAAGAAATTTCCAAGTCACCGTGTTGCAACGGTGTTTTGTAGTCGCCCAGGGTAATTCCTTCTAGTACTGCTCGCAAATCAATTGTGTACTCTCCGCTGGTGTTGCACTCAGGGCAGGTACTGGCCATCTCCATGTCATGTCCATAACTAGCAATACGAATAGACACCAACAAAGTGGGAATGTCGCTGCCAGGGGCTACCCAAGCATCCTTGACATCAGGTACACAGCTTTGAATCACGCGAGTTACCGCAGATCCGTTAAACAAGGAGTCTGGGGTACGATATGTAATTTCGTCAATGGCAGTCATGGGCAACACTGGCAATTCCTTGTTGACTGGCAAGTTGAGAGAGCCATCGTCCCAGAATTCTCCGTTGCTGGGCAATCTAACATAGATTGCAGGTTGTCTAAAATATTGTTTTAGCGGGTTCGCAGTTTGTGACATAGTTTCACCTATAAATATAAAACTACTTATAGGCACCAAACCATGGCAGACGTAAATCAAGAAGCCGCACAAACAGCGGCGTTACTACAACAAGTTAATAAAGAACTGGCCGCTTTTGGCGAAATCACGCAGGCCACAGCTGAGAAGGTAAAAGATGCCGAAATGAAGTCCAAGTATGGCATTGACAATTTCAGCAAGAGTACTGCTACGGCTGCACAAGGTCTGGGGGAATTGGCCAAAGGGGCAGTGTCTACTTTCAAGGCCATGGCCGATGGCAAAAAAGGTGCCGCGGCGTTTAACGAAGGCCTAGATCACATGACTCAAGCCGCAAGTCTTGCGGCAATTGCGTTGACAATGTTGATTCCGGGTGGACCGTTAATCAAAGGTCTAGTGGCAGGCTTTACTGCGCTCACTGTGGGTGTGATTCAGGCTCGTGCAGAGTTTCAGAAAATGTCGGCTACCATGTCCGACAAGTTGTACAAAAGCTACAGTGATCTAGCCAAATCTGGAGCGGCAGCTTCTACTGGCATGACTGGCGTGCTCAAACTCAGCAATCAGTTGAGTTTGACCATGGACGAGCTGAGTGACTTGACAGGCATTGTGGCTGGCAACAGCCAAGAACTGGCATTGTTAGGCGGCAGCGCCGCTCAGGGTGTTCAACGATTGGGTGACATGGGCGAGGCCATGAAAGGCAGTCGCAAAGAATTCTTGGCCATGGGCATGAGCACAGTGGATATTGTTGAAGGCCAAGCAAGATACCTAAAAGAAATGTCACGTACTGGTCGTGCGCAAAACATGACCAACAAGGAGTTGGCAGCCAGTGCTACAGAATATATTTTCCAACAGAACAGACTGGCTGAACTCACAGGTATGAACGCCAAGCAACAGCAGGACGTGCTGGATCGTGCCAAGAGTAGTGAAATGTTCAACGCCAAGATACGTGAACTAGAACTCAAAGGTGATGCTGAAAGTTTGGCTGCTGCCGCCCAATTGAAAGAAGGTCTGATCATGGCTGCGGCAATTGGTCCAGGCATGGAAGAAGGTTTTAAAGCCATGGTCACTGGAAACTTGCGCAGTGCTGATGCACAGAAATTAAACTTTACCACAGCAGGCATAGCACAAAAAGAAATCATGGGCATGGCCAACGGAACTAGAACAGCCGCACAAGCATTCACTGGTATTACTAAGGGCGTGGCTAGACACGAAAAAACTATTGGTATTGCAATGAGCAAACTGAATGCTGGTGCTGGCATACAGTTGTCGTCAGCTGAAATGGAAAAATCCTCAATTCTCAGTAACATGAGTTACGAAGAAAAGCAGAAATACATTAAAGATGAAGAAGACAAAAAACGCAAAATGTCAAATGACAAGTTGCTGAAAGGTCAAGTTGACACAGTTGATCGACAGATTGAAATCAACCAAGAAATTAATAAACTTGTTGCTGAAGGTATTCCGGCAGCACAACAAGGCATGATTGACGTAGCTGAAGCTTCGCTCAAAGCGGCAAAGGCTCTGGCAAGACTGGCTGGCGTTTACAAAGAAGAGCCAGCCAAGCCTGTAGCCAACCAAATGAGCTCAGTTGGTCGTGACTACGCCCCTAGTAGTCCAGAAGAAGTTAATAATGCTAACATTGCCTTGGACGATCCAGGAGTAAGTGAACGAGACAAGGCCTGGTTGCGTCAGCAGTTAAAAAATATTGAAAAACGAGAAAAGGGCGGGCCGGTTGACTCCAGTGTTCCTTATATTGTAGGCGAAAAAGGTCCTGAACTGTTTGTGCCCGACACAGGCGGCAACATTGTTCCCTTGGACATGGCCGGCAATGTCAGTGAGTATACACAGCGTTCAGCTCAAGAGATCAAATCATCAGTAGACGAAATCTTAAAAGACTACAAGGCACAGCAAAAGTCTATTGACACTCAAACTACAAAAATGCAACAGTTTAGCAAAGTTGAAGAGCGATACTTTAACAAACTTACTGAATTCATGAATGATGTAGTAAACGAAGTTGACAACGAAGGCATGCCCGGAGTGGGACAAGCATTTGGTCAACAATCAGCAGGCAAAACTGGTCTTGGCGGGATCATGGATATTGTGAACAAGATGGCTGGCGGTAATATGAGTACTGCTGGTTCTGCCACCGCGCTTGCCCAGTCTGGTAACATGCGCACCGGTGCCGCACAACAAGCTATCATGGGCGGCGGCACTGGATTAAAATCTGGCGGCAGGCCCGCGGCGCCAGGCATGGGTGGTGGATCAGGATTAACGGGAGGTGGTGGCGCGGCTGGATCAGGTAATCCAAATGATCTTTTACGATTTGGAGGTCATAGCGGTTCAGCAAGTAATTTTGAAGCACTTGATGACAGATTAGAAAAGGCTGTGATGCTGGCTGCCAGCGAGTATAATTCATTAACTGGTAATAAACTCCAAATTAACAGCGCCAAACGTGACCCAGATGATCAAGTACGATTGTATCAAGAAACAATTGATGCTGGACGTCCCGGCATTGGCCCAACTGGTATGCCAGTTGGTCGCCCGGGTACTAGTTCACACGAAAAAGGACTAGCAGTAGATATTCAAAACTACAGTGATCCTGCGGCCATCAAGGCGTTGAATAATCAGGGGTTGCGACAAGTAGTTCCCAAAGACCCGGTACACTTCCAGTTGTCTGGTGAAAAAGGTATGATAGCCGATGGGCCAGACGAAGGATATCAAGCAACATTACACGGCAAAGAAGCAGTGATACCAATGCAAAACAACAGCGGAGACTTTATAAAGTTGTTTGAAAACATGGCATCAGACAGCAAACAAATGCTGGCTATGATGCAGGAAATGGTAAAAGCTCAAAAGGATTCAACTAGTGTAGCAAACAAGATGTTGCGTATGCAAAGCTAATCACGGTAAATAATAGACTATGGCAGATCAAAATAAACCCGGCTGGAAAAAGTATTTTAAAGTAGCAGACACTTCAGGTGTGATGAGTCCTATCAACGGACGAAACAGCTATGGCCTGCCAGGGTTTGAAAAGAACGACGGGCAAGCAACACAAGCTGACTTTGTGTTTCGTAACTATGCTAGCCGACTGCCCGAAGTGTACTCAGGCCATCCCAATCGTGTTGAACGTTATAATCAGTACGAAAACATGGACATGGACTCAGAAATCAATGCTTGCCTAGACATCATTGCTGAGTTCTCTACACAAATGAATGAGTCAAATGGTACGCCATTTGACGTAGACTACAAAGACAAACCCACTGATCACGAGATTGACATTATCAAGAAACAGTTACAGCAGTGGGTCAAACTGAACAAACTGGATCAGCGCATATTCAAACTGTTCCGCAACACCATCAAGTACGGTGATCAAGTGTTTGTGCGTGATCCAGAAACATTTGAAATGTACTGGGTAGACATGACCAAGGTTGCTAGAGTGATTGTAAACGAAAGCGAAGGCAAGCGTCCTGAGCAGTATGTGATTCGTGACATCAACCCCAACTTCCAAAACATGACTGTGGCTGCTAAGACCACCACAGACTACATGACCAATCCGGTTACAGGGTCAATTTCAGGTGCCGCAAACTACACCATGCCCAACGGTGGCACAGGTGGTGGTGTGGGCAACAGTCGCTTTATGACTGCCATGAACGAAACTTGCCTGGATGCCAAGCACGTGATACACATGAGCTTGAACGAAGGCCTGGACGTGTTTTGGCCATTTGGACGCAGTGTACTAGAGCAAATTTACAAAGTATTCAAGCAAAAAGAACTGCTGGAAGATGCTGTGCTGATCTATCGTGTACAACGTGCTCCAGAACGACGAATCTTCAAGATTGACGTGGGCAACATGCCATCACACTTGGCCATGCAGTTTGTGGAACGTGTAAAAAATGAAATGCATCAGCGACGTATTCCCACAATAACAGGTGGTGGTACCAACATGATGGATGCCAGCTACAATCCACTCAGCATCAACGAAGACTATTTCTTTCCCCAAGGACAAGACGGTCGCGGAAGCAGTGTTGAAACACTGCCTGGTGGCCAGAACCTAGGCGAAATTGACGATTTAAAGTATTTCAACAACAAAATGGCTCGTGGCCTGCGTGTGCCTTCAAGCTATTTGCCCACTGGTCCTGACGACTCAGACCGTGCCATGAGCGACGGAAAAGTAGGCACAGCACTGATACAAGAGTACAGATTCAACCAGTATTGTGAACGTTTACAAGCGTTGATTGCACAAAAACTAGACGACGAATTCAAGATGTTCTTGAAGTGGCGCGGGTTCAACATTGACTCTGGCCTGTTTTCAATCAAGTTCAATGCTCCACAAAACTTTGCCAGCTATCGTCAAAGCGAGCTAGACAACACAAGAATTCAAGCATTCATGCAAATGGAACCGTTGCCGTACATGAGCAAACGCTTTATGCTGGAACGCTTCTTGGGATTGACCGAAGAAGAAATCAAAGAAAACGAACAAATGTGGCGCGAAGAGCGAGACCAGCCTGACATGCAAACCACTCAAGGTCAAGATCTGCGCAGTGTGGGCATAACCCCCGGCGGCCTAGAGGCAGACGTTGAAACTGGTGAAGAAATGTCACAAATGGAGCCAGCTGGTGCAATGCCTGGATCAGCTGAAGTAGCTGGTGTAGCACCTGGAGCCGCACCTGGCGCGGCACCGCCAGCTGTATAAATATTGATATGATACTCAACGAGTTTTGGCACAAAGAACCTGGCGCCTATCAGGATCTTGACAACGACAACAGCCAAACACAACTAGGCGATTTGCGTAAAACGCATCTTACACTGCGCCAACTCAACAAGTTGCGCAAAATGAACGACGTCCGTACTGTTGAGTACAAAGAAAAATTAAAATTGGTGCGTCAGCAGTATGCACCCGCACCTGCCCCGCCTGCGTAATAAATTCTAAATATTCGCCTTTTTCACACCTTAAACCACTGCTTTTTCTCCTACTGGGTAAATAAACACATACTTTACCTATAGGAGTTTTCTATGAATAGATTTGAACAATTAATCGAATACGTGATTAATGATGAAGAGGCGAAAGCCAAAGAACTTTTCCATGACATTGTTGTAGAAAAGTCACGCGAGATTTACGAAAACCTCATGCAAGAAGAAGCTGAGGAAATCGAAGAAGGCGCCGACGAAGACATCGAAGAAGGCGACATGGGCGGTGATGCTGCCGATAACCTGATTGATGATGTTGAAGCTGAAGAACAGCAAGACATGAGCATGGAAGGCGAAGAAGACTTTGGTGGCGACGACGAAGGTGGCGACGACATGGGCGGAGACGACATGGGCGGTGACGACATGGGCGGTGACGACATGGGCGGTTCAGAGCCAGCATCCAAAGACGACATCATGAATTTGGAAGACAAATTGGACCAGTTGATGGCCGAATTTGAAGACCTAATGGGCGGTGGTGATGACATGGGCGACGGCGACGGTTTTGGTCCTGAAGAAGGCGGCGACGCTATTGAAATGGACGACACTGAAGAAATGGGCATGATGGAAGCTGTAACACTAAAATCAGCCCCAAAGCCAGTGACTTCTGAAGAAGGCGGTGTCAACAAGAAGTCTACTGTAGCCGCTAACGCAGGTGCTAAAGGCCCAATTGGCAACTCAGTCAAGCCAGTACACGCTGGTGGCGAAATGGGTGGCAGACATGACACTCCAGCCTACAGCAACAACACAAAAGATCTGATTGGCAAAGTTGGTAACACACCAGCTCAAGGCACACAAAGTCCAAAGCCAGCTACCAAGCCACAACTTGGTCAAGCCAGCGGACAAAACAACAGAAGCCCAGTGGCAAAGAGTTAATTAGTCAATGAAAACTCTAAGAGAACAACTTACCTTTACACAAGCCAATATCCAGGTGCTGGAAGAATCCAGCACGGATGGGCAAGGTAAGAATCTCTATCTCAAAGGTATCTGCATTGAAGGCAACAAGCGCAATGCAAATGACCGGGTATATCCCTTACATGAAATCAGCAAAGCGGTTAACACTATTAATCAACAGATTAAAGAAGGTAACTCAGTTTTAGGTGAAGTTGATCATCCTGATGATCTCAAGATTAATCTAGACCGTGTGTGCCACAGTGTTGAAGGTATGTGGATGGATGGCGATACTGGATGCGGCAAGTTAAAGATTCTTCCAACCCCCATGGGTGAGTTGATCAAGACGCTGTTGACATCTGGTGTAAAATTGGGAGTTTCAAGCCGCGGAAGTGGCAACGTTGACGATAGAACAGGACATGTTAGTGACTTTGAAATAGTTACTATAGATGTGGTTGCCCAACCCAGTGCACCTAATGCATACCCCAAAGCAATTTACGAAAGCATGATGAACATGAAATATGGTCACAGACTGCTTGAAATTGCTCGGGAAGCTGGCGAGGACAGCAAGGTACAGAGATACCTAAAGAATGAAGTTGTAAAACTCATTCGGGATCTTAAAATATAAGGAGAACCAGGCATGTTAGATGCAATCAAACCATTGCTTGATAGTAACCTGATCACCGAGGAAACTCGACAAGAGATTAATGAAGCATGGGAAACCAAGCTAAATGAAGCTCGTGAACAGGCCCGTGTAGAACTCCGCGAGGAATTTGCACAACGCTATGAGCATGACAAGTCAGTCATGGTTGAAGCCTTAGATAAGATGGTTACAGAAGGTCTAGCCGCAGAGATTCACGCCGTTGCCGCTGAAAAGCAAGCACTGGCAGAAGATCGCGTCAAGTTCCAAAGCAAGATGAAAGAATCAGCACAGAAGTTTAACGGCTTCTTGGTTACTAAACTTGCAGAAGAAATTGGCGAACTGCGTAAGGATCGTAAAATGCACACTGAAGGTCTAGCAAAACTAGAAAACTTCATGGTGCATGCTTTGGCTCGTGAAATTCAAGAGTTTGCCGCAGACAAGCGTGACGTAGTGGAAACAAAAGTCCGCTTGGTTCGTGAAGCTCGTGAAAAACTTGAGACTCTTAAGACACGTTTCGTTAAGGAAAGTGCAGAGAAAATGAGTCAAGCTGTTAGCCGTCATTTAAAGGCTGAGCTCAATCAGTTACAAGAAGATATCAAGGTTGCTCGTGAGAACAACTTTGGTCGTCGCATCTTTGAAGCATACGCAAGTGAATTTGGTGCTACTCACCTCAATGAGAAAGCAGAAGTTCGTAAGCTGTATGCACAGTTAGAATCTAAAGATGGACAATTGGCCGAGGCCATTAAACTCACCGAAAAGGCGAAAGTCGTAGTTGAGTCAAAAGAACGCGAACTGCGTATGATCAAAGAATCCAATGAGCGTGACAGCACATTGGAAATGTTGCTGGCTCCCTTAAACAAGGAAAAAGCAGATGTCATGCGTAATTTGCTCGAAAGCGTACAAACTACCCGTTTGAAAAACGCTTTTGAAAAGTATCTACCAGCAGTGTTAGAAGACAGATCTGTAAAAGCCACCAAAGTGATTACCGAACAAGTTTCTGTTGCAACTGGTAATAAAACTGTTAACAGTACAGCTACGGAAGAACGCAGTAATGTGATCGACCTCAAGCGTCTGGCAGGTCTATAAATTTTTTAGGAGACTTAAATGTCACAAGAACTATTAGAAAGTCGCTGGGGCGAGACCAAAGAAGCTCTGCTTGAAGGTCTGAACGGCTCAAAGCGCAACAGCATGGGTGTTATCTTAGAAAACACTCGCAAGTATTTGAAAGAGAACGCAAGTTCTGGTTCAACAGCCGCTGGCAACATTGCCACACTTAACCGTGTGATTTTGCCAGTTATCCGTCGTGTTATGCCTACCGTTATTGCTAACGAGTTGGTTGGCGTTCAGCCCATGACAGGCCCAGTTGGTCAAATCCACACTCTGCGTGTGCGTTATGCCAACAGTTTGACAGACTCTTCAGCTGCCGCTACAAGCGTTACAGCTGGTGAAGAAGCATTGAGCCCATTCAAGATTGCCACAGCATACTCTACAGTTCCTAGCGGTGCTGCCGGTGCTACTGCAACTGGCTACACTGGCGGTGCTACAGCTACCATGGAAGGTACAGGCGGTCGTCAGATCTCTGTGCAAATCTTGAAGCAAGCTGTTGAAGCTCGCACACGTAAGCTACAAGCTCGTTGGACATTTGAATCTGCACAAGACGCACAAGCCATGCATGGTATTGACGTTGAAGCAGAAATCATGGCTGCACTTGCTCAAGAGATTACCGCTGAAATTGACCAAGAGATTCTTTTGAGCTTGCGCTCATTGGCATCTACTGAGTTCACATACAACCAAGCTACTGTTTCAGGTACAGCTACATTCGTTGGTGACGAACACGCCGCATTGGCAGTTCTGATCAACCGTGTTGCTAACTTGATCGCCCAACGCACACGTCGTGGCGCTGGTAACTACGCTGTTGTATCTTCAGCTGCCTTGACAGTATTGCAAAGTGCTACAACTAGCGCATTTGCACGTACTACAGAAGGTACATTTGAAGCACCTACAAACACCAAGTTTGTTGGTACATTGAACGGCGCAATGCGTGTGTTCGTTGACTCTTATGCAAGCGACACAACACCTGTGTTGGTCGGTTACAAAGGTTCTTCAGAAGCAGACGCTCCAGCATTCTACTGCCCATACATTCCTTTGATGTCTTCAGGCGTTGTGTTGGATCCAAGCACATTCGAACCAGTTGTGTCATTCATGACACGTTATGGTTACATCGAGTTGACAAACACTGCATCTAGCTTCGGCAATGCTGGTGACTATGTTGGCGAGATCGCTGTGTCTAACCTTTCATTCTCCTAATCCGAGAATCCAACCCAGGGATGGGAAGGAAGAAAAGCCCCGCAAGGGGCTTTTTCTTTGGTAAGTATTCCGCATGATACACAACCTTGATCTACTGTGCTACTACTCAAATCGTAACTATCTTACTCAGTGGTTTCATGATGATGTCATGGTGATTGTGGACAATGAAACATTGCCGTTGCGTAACGAACTCTATCGTGAACGTGGTGATCAAACAGAAAGTCAACGTCTGCAACAGTTGATCGATCAGCACCCAATCAAGAAGCATGTGGTTGATGTGACTCATAATGTGTTCCCTACGCACATTTTAGAAACAGATCCTGCTAGGCCAATTTTGACCAACAATTGTGAGTATTATTATCAGCCCAGGGCAGGTGTGATATTCTTTCCTATATTTCTTTGGGCATTTAGTTTACGCAATCACCTGTGGTGGAACGCATTTAGTTTTGATGCAGGCTCAAACAAGATACGAGAAATAATGTGTCTTAACAATCGTCCACGCTGGCATCGAACTTGGTTGTGGGCAGAGTTTAATCGCCGCAACACAATCTCCATGCTAACTTATAGTTTTGCCACACTAGAATCTGGCAGCAAACCCTACAGCTATCCTTGTCCACTGTTGTTGCCTGGGGAAGATCCGGATACCACACGCAATGATGTTGGTGTAGATTTAAAAATCTATCATGAAACCGCAGTAAACCTAGTGACTGAAACCAGTGTGGATCAAGTGTATCTAACTGAAAAAGCCTGCAAGCCTTTTGTGGCTAGACAAATACCCATCATGGTGTGTGGTGCTGGTACAAACAAGTTTCTTAAAGATATTGGCCTGGACATGTTTGAAGACATTGTGCCTTGGCAGAGTTGGGACAGCGAAACTGACAGTCAAATGAGACTGGAAAGCATTGCTAGCTTTGTTGACTGGTGGGTTCGCAGTGGCACAATCATGGGCACTTACCAAGCAATGTTGCCTAGAATTGAACGCAACAAACAATATTTTCACAGCGAAGAATTTAGAAAACGCATCATGCATCAAATGGATCAACTGCGGCCATAATAAAGCCCCAGCATCCATGTCGGTCAGTCGAGGAGAAGCTGGGGCTGATAATGTAGTTTAACGACCTATCGTAGCGGTATCATATTAAATTTTGAACCATGAAAGATATTGAGCAATCTTCTTGGTAACACTTTCCCAGTCTCCTATCCGGGGCTGTCTAAACAGTCTGGCACTGGAGTACCAAGGACTGTCATCACGTTTGAGTAACCAACGCCAGTCAGTGGCATAAGCATTGAGCATAACCCAAGCTGGTCTGCCCAGGGCACCGGCCAAGTGTGTGATAGCAGTGTCCACACTGATCACCACGTCCAAGTGTATCATCAAGGCCGCTGTGTCAGCAAAGCTGGTAATGGCTCCGGGATAACGAGTCACACCAGCATCACTCAAGGCCAGCTCCTCGTCATCAGTAGCATCAACTTGCAAGTTGATCCACTCGTATTCAGGGTTGGCTCTGATCATTTCCAGTATCACAGGGAACGGCACACCTTTGTGTTGATTGAGCCAAGCGTCTCTACGTCCACTCCAGGAGAAGCCCACACGCATGCGAAGTTTTGGCCCCAGTCGTTCCTGCCAGTTTCGAGAAAGATTAGGCAGCGCATTGAGATAACTCTGTATTGGTGGCAAGTTATCTAAGGTAATTCCCAGGATACCTGGGATACTCATTATGGGAACCCATAGGTCAAATTCACCTGGGTCATCGTTGTACCCGCCAACCCATTCCATGATGTTGCTGGTGTTTAGCAATGGAATCATCCCGTCGGTTACTTGCAGTTTGACTCGGGCACCCATGGCATGCAGATTGTAGATAAATCTGCAAAACTGTATGTTGTCCCCGTGCCCTTGTTCGCCCACAACCAAGATAGTTTTGTCTCGAATGTCTTCGCCACGCCAGCGAGGTTGTGAGAACTTGGGCTCAGTGCCAGCCAAGTGCTCGTAGTCCCAACGATGCTCGTATTGTGGCCAACCACGTTGATAGTCGCCCATGAGCAAATAAGTCACTGCAAGATTAAAATGTGCTGTGACGTTTTTGGGATCAAGAATAGCCGCATGCTGTAAAAACGGCACAGCACTTTCAGGGCGACCCATTTCACGCATGACGTTTCCGTAGTTGTTAAACGCAGCCGCACTGTCAGGATCTTGCACAAAGGCCATGGCATAACATTGCAAGGCTTTTTCAGGTTCGTTACTGGCACGATGCTGGTTGCCAGCTTCAATAAGTTCGTTAGTATTCATAGGGATATTTACGCTCCTAGGCTATGCTATTTTACATTTTTGCTAAATACTTGTCAACACAATAGGGTGTTTTATGCTGAGACTAATACCCACAGCGTAGCGACTAGAACTCGCATCGGACTTCTTTAAGGAGAAAACAAAATGGGTCGTCCTCTAAAAATACAAAAATCAAGCACTGGATCAGGCAACAGCGGCGCAGCCGTTGGCGTGGATCTTGGCTATCCTAACTTCAACAGTTTAACAAATCCTGTTTTTAACAGCCCAGTTCAAACTCTAAACGGCACTCAATATCTTGGTGTTGTTGGCGGCGCAGGCCCTACAGATACCCCAAGCGCAACCAATCCACGTGTTGACGTTACTGTTAACATTGCCAACCCTTCGGGCACAGGTATTGGTGTGGCACAAGGCTATATCATCCGTCAAAAAGGTTCTCGCAAATATCTAGTGGGTGATGTTACTGGTGTCAACGACGGAAGTTTTGTTGTTGGCCAGGCTTATCAAATTGTGTCTGTGGGCACCACTGATTGGACAGCCGCTGGCGCACCCGGTAACTTTGGTGTAGGCACTGTGTTCACTGCCAGTTCAGTTGGCGGAGCAGGTTCGGGTACCGTTAATTCTGTAGGTGTGTGTGTTTTGACAAATTCTGCAACCCCAACAGTGGGATTGATGAGCATCAGCTATATTGATGACGCTTCATCTGAAGTGTTTATTTCCAAGTTGTCCAACAAATTCTTGTTGGGCTTTGAAGGCGGAAATGGATTCACTGCGGCAGAAGTTGTTGCTGACACACGTCAAGTGGCCAACTTCTTTACTGATGAAGGCTCAGTTATCAAGTCTGGTACTGCACAAACCACTATCAACGTGGCTTTGATACAGAACGTTACTTCTTAATTTATCAAGTAACCAATTCCTCCCAGCTACATACTGGGAGGATTTTTTATGGGCCCAGCATTTGTACTTGGTAACGGCATCAGCCGCAAAGAAGTTGATTTAGCAGTGTTAAAAACTTGCGGGCGTGTCTACGGATGCAACGCTATCTACAAAGAGTTTGAACCAGATGTGCTGATCAGTACTGATGCTCCCATTAGCTTGCGTATCCAACAAGATGGGTACAGTCAAACTCACATACACTACACAAGAAAACCCTTGCCCGATACTGGCGCCAGACGCATAGCTCAAGACTATTTTGGCTACAGCTCAGGACCCATTGCTGTGGGACAAGCCGCGCTGGATGGACACAGAGCAATCTATCTTGTTGGGTTTGACATGGGTCCAACTCAAACAGGCAAGTTCAACAATGTGTATGCTGACACAGAATTTTACAAAAAAAGCGCATCAAACCCCACATACACCGGCAATTGGGAACGCCAGATGCAACGAGTCATGAAAGATTTTCCCAAATGTGGATTTTTTAGAGTTCAAGGAAAAACCACAGCAAATTTATCCAGCTTGCAGGGTATTGTAAACTTGGTTCACATGCCCATGGAAGACTTCTTAAACCGTATAAATAACACAAAGGAACTCTAAATGGCTATCTACAAGCGTGTTGCTGGCAACGTCGTCATTACAACTATTGGGAACACTGATACAATTACCATTCAGGGTGTGACTGCCAACACCGCTACAGTGATCATCGACGGAAACCTCAGTGTTTCAGGCAACGCTACATTGTCAGGTAACATTTCGGGTGACAACCTCTTTAATGGAACTAGCAGTATTGCTATTCCTGTGGCAAATGGAAATGCCAATATTACCATTGGCGGTACGTCTAATGTGGCAGTATTTGCCACAACTGGTCAGTTTGTAACTGGATTGGTCAGCGTCACAGGTAACATTACTGGCGCCAACCTAGTCACAGCCGGGTTGATCACAGCAACCGGTAACATCACAGGTGCAAACATCAACACCGGCGGCAATATTTTGCTCAGCCAAACTTCAGATGCAGCCAGTGATCGAACTATTAGATTCAGTGATGCAAATACTGTTATAACCACAGTGGGTGCCAATATTGGTGCAGTTGAGTGGTTCACCAGCGATGCAACTGGTGCCACAGCTCGTGTAACTGCCGCAATCCGTGCTGTTTACTCGGACATCAACGGTAACGCCAATATCTTGTTCCAAAGCAATGCAGGATCAAACACAACTAGGCTAGCAATCATTGGTGCTTCAGGCAACGTGGGTGTGGCCAACACAGCACCTCTACACACTTTTGCAGTTTCTGGAAACACTTATGTTTCTGGAACAGAAACTGTGATTGGAAACGTGACTCCGGGTAACTTGACCACAGCTGGGCAGGTGTCTGCCACAGCCAACATCACTGGTGGAAATTTGGTTACTGGGGGCGCAGTAAGTGCCACAGGCAACGTCACAGCCAACAACATTGTTATTTTAACTGGCGCAACTGCTGGAACTGCTGGTTTTTCAGCTACCGGTAACGTCACAGGCGGTAACGTCAACAGCAACGACAAAATGAGTGCTACTGGCAACGTTTATGCTGGCGGAAACTTGGTAACACAGGGCTATGTCAGCGCAACTGGCAACTTGCTGGGACTAGAATTACGAACAGCTAATGCCAACGTTTCTGGCAACAGCTACGGTGCAGGTATTGGTGTTGAAAACATTGTGTGGCAGAGTGCGTCGTTTGACATTAGCTCAGCCAGCATGGCTAACATTGGGGTACTGCAATTCAGTGCATTGGCAAATCAAGCCTATAAGTTTGAAAGTTTAATGTATCTTACCACCAACGGATCATCAACCACCACTGCATTTTCCGTAAACTTCCCCAGTGGAAGCTGTAATTACACAGTGGAATCTCAAACTGGTGCTGCCGCATCTTGGGCGGCTGCAACTTCCAGCACGTCTGATACCACAGGAACCACACAGTCCATGGCTGCCACAACTGCGCAACGTGCGGTAAGAATCAACGGCACATTCTACCATACTGCCAACACAACTGTGATTCTTCGAGCGCAAACCAGCCTTGCAAACGTCACAGTTGCATCTGGCTCTCACCTGACCTATACTAGAATTGGCTAAAACTCTAATCCTGGGTTTCTGGTAAATACACAGAGGACCTTGATTATCTATGGCACAACAAATCATTGACGTTGGCGCAACAGCCAATGATGGAACTGGTGAACCGTTGCGACAGGCATTTGATGCCGTAAACAACAATTTCAGCCAGATTTTCGCCGCGGGACCGGTTGACAGCAATGTTGTTATCGCCAACAATACCATATCAATTAATGGTATCAACGGTAACTTAATATTACAAGCTAACGGTATTGGCAACGTAGTTTTTAACAGTTCAATGCGTCCCAGCATTGACAGCGTATTCAACATTGGCGATGCCAACTATCGCGTAAACACTATTCATTCACAATATTTTGTGGGTAATGGTTCACAGCTTACAGGCGTAGTTGCGGCCGCCGCACCGTATATTGCCAACGGAACCAGCAACATTGCAGTTAATGCAAGCAATGCTACAGTTACAATTCAAGGCACCAGTGACACAGTAGTTTTCAATCGTTTCAATACCACTTTCAAGGGCAATTTGCTGCCTGCGGCAAACGTAACATACAATCTAGGTAGCGCAACTGCGGCCTGGAAAGACTTGTACCTAAGCGGTAACACGCTGTACTTGAATAATTCAACAATTACATCCAATGCCACTGCGGTAACTATCACAAACCAACAGGGCGGAACATTTGTTCTAAGTGGTAACGGGGCCTACAGCGGCACATCAAATGCCATTGTAAACGGTACCACCAACATGACTGCGGCTGCTAGTGGAAATATTTCAGCCACAATTGGTGGAACTAGCAATGTATTGGTGGTTACCCCTACTGGCATTAATGTTTCAACAGTTTCTGCCACAGGCAATGTCACTGGAAATTATATTCTTGGTAACGGTAGCCAGCTAACTGGTTTACCAGCCACTTACGGCAATGCCAACGTGCAGGCCTACTTGCCCACATACACTGGTAATCTGGTCAGTCTAACTGGTCCTGTAACCACTTCAGGTAACATTACTGGTGCTTACATTATTGGTAACGGTAGCCAGCTAACTGGCTTACCAGCACAGTATTCAAACGCCAACGTACAAGCATACTTGCCTACTTACACAGGCAACTTGTCAGGCAACAACTTGTCATTAACAGGTATTGTGTCTGTTACTGGCAATGCCATTGTAGGCAACATCACCAGCAACGGCGCAATGACTGCCGCAGGCAACATTGTTTCAGTAGGCGGCATCTTTATTGGTAACGGTGCTGGCTTGACCGGGGTCGTTGCCAGCTCCAACGTTGGTTCCGCAGTAAAAATTTCAAACGGTACAACTGAACTTAACATTCCTGCGGCCAATGGCAACATTGTTGGCAACATCAGCGGTGTGGTTGGTGTTGTTGAAATCAGTCCAACTCAGGTCAGTGTTCAGGGCAATATTGTTGCTAGTGCATTGGTTACTGGTAATAATATCACAGCATTGGCCAATGTTTCGGCTGCTGGCAATGTAACTGGTGGCAATGTCATTAGTTCTGCCTTGGTACAAGGTACCACAATCAGCGCCACAGGCAATGCAGTAGCAGTAAACATCAACGCATCTGCCAACGTTTCTGCCGCAGGTAACATTGCTGGTCAGTATTTTATTGGTAATGGTAGCCAGCTTACCGGCTTGCCAGCCACTTACGGCAATGCTGATGTTTCAACTTATTTGGCCAGCGGCACAGAAACCGCAAACATCATTACCACAGCCAATATTAGTGGCGCATATTTTATTGGTAATGGTAGCCAACTTACAGGATTACCGGCCACTTACGGCAATGCACAAGTGGCCACATTCTTGGCCGCATTTGGGTCAAACACAATAGTGACCACAGGCAACATCACAGGTGGTAATGTCAATACTGGCGTGATCACACTCACAAACGGTGCAACAATTAAAAACACTGTTGGCAACGCTATAGCCATTGGTCGACTTGCTGGCAATACTGCCCAAGGCACCTATGCTACGGCCATTGGCGATGCTGCCGGATTTGCTAATCAAGGTGCTGATGCAGTGGCTCTTGGTGGTAGTGCTGGACAAAACTCACAAGGTGCCTATTCAATAGGGATTGGCTACGCGGCTGGACAAAACTCACAAGGCACTCAAGCATTGGCCGCTGGATTGCGAGCTGGCAGCACCAGCCAAGGCGCTGGTGCAGTGGCTCTTGGAGCCTACGCTGGTCTTAATGGGCAAGGCACGTTTTCTGTAGCTATTGGTCATCAGGCCGGCAACAATTTACAGGCCAACAATTCAATCATATTGAATGCCACTGGCGCTATTTTAGATCAAACCACAGCCAACACATTCACAGTGGCTCCTGTTAGAAATGATGTGGCCAACACGGCCCAGGTCATGTTCTACAACGCTACCAGTAAGGAAATCACTTATGGCAATACCATAAGTGTTGCTGGGAATGTTACTGGTGGTAACTTCTTTACAGGTGGATTGATTGTTGCGACTGGTAACGTTACTGGTGGTAATTTCGTAACCGGCGGTACAGTAAGTGCATCTGGTAACCTTAGTGCAATTGGCAACATCACAGGCGGCAATCTAAGTGGTACAAGCATTACTGGTACGCTAACAACAGCAGCCCAAACAAACATCACAAGTGTTGGTACTCTTGGTGCATTGACTGTCACTGGAAATATTGGCGGTGGTAATGTTAACACCGTAGGTCTGGTCAGCTCTACTGGCAATGTAATTGGTGGAAATATTCAAACTGCTGGGCAAGTAACTGCTACTGGTAATATCACAACCACAGCCAACATTGCTGGTGGTAACTTGGCATTGACTGGTGGATTCAATGCCACAACACTCAGTGCCAGCGGCAACGTAGCAGGCGGCAATCTAACAACAACAGGAACTGTAAGTTCTTCAGGCAACATCATAACAGCAGGTTACTTTGTTGGTAACTTTGCAGGTAACATCACAGGTAACTTGGTTGTTCCTGGATCAAACACACAAGTTCTTTACAACAATCAAGGCAATGCTGGCGCTGTAGCTGGTATGACATTTAACACTGATGGACCAAACTTGTTCACAGTGCTGGGCAACATTCAAGGTGGCAATTTAAGAACCGCAGGACTGGTAAGTGCTGGCGGCAACGTTGATGCTGGCAATCTAAACACTGCTGGCTGGGTAGTTGCAACCGGTAACCTAAACACTCTGGCCAACGTTAACGGCGCTAATTTAGTTGCATCAGGATTGATCTTTGCTGTTGGCAACATCAGTGGCGGCAACTTGTCGGGTACAAGTATTACGGGTACACTGACCACTGCGGCTCAAACAAACATCACAAGCCTGGGTACCCTGGGCAGTTTAACAGTCACTGGCAATATTGGCGGTGGCAATTTGAATGCCACTGGACTGAGTCTGAGTGGCAACGTTGTGAGTGCTATCAACACTGTGGCCAACATCACAACCACTGCCAACATCAGTGGTGGATACATTTTGGGCAATGGTAGTCTGCTGACTGGATTGCCAGCCACCTACAGCAATGCCAACGTGCAGGCCTATTTGCCCACATACACTGGCAATTTGGTATCCTTGGCTGGTGATGTTACAACCATAGCCAACGTCACTGGTGGCAACTTGATCACTGGCGGCCAGGCCATAGCAACTGGCAACATCACCGGTGGAAATCTAAGAACTGCTGGGTTGATCACAGCAACAGGTAACGTTACCGGCAATTACTTTATTGGTAATGGTAGTTTGCTAACTGGTATTGTTACTACACCAACACAGTTAGTAAATGGTACATCCAACGTTAGTGTGGCAGCCAGCGGCAACACCACAGTGGGTGTGGCTGGAACCACAATCGCTACATTTGCTGGAACTGGCGCCAACGTAACTGGATTGATCAGCGCCACTGGCAACATCACAGGTGGTAATATCAGCACCGCTGGTTTAGTAACTGCAACTGGTAATGTTAACACAACCGCTGGCGTACTTGCTACAGGCAATGTGCGCGGCGGCAACGTAACCAGCGCAGACTTGGTACAAGGCGTAACTGTAAGTGCTACTGGTAACGTAACGGGCGGGAACATAACCACAGCAGGATTGATAACTGCAACTGGAAACATAATTGGTGGCAATTTGAATGCCACAGGATTGAGCCTGAGTGGTAACGTTGTTAGTGCTCTTAACGTAACAAGCAACATCACTGGCGGCAACCTTAACACCAGCGGAATTGTTAGTGCCACAGGCAATATCACTGGTGGTAACATTAGCACAACTGGTACAGGCGGTAACATCACTGGCGCCAACGTTATTTCTGCCACAACACTTAGTGCAACAGCAAACGTTGCTGGTGGAAACATAACCACAGCAGGTTTGGTCACTGCAATTGGTAATATCATTGGTGGCAATTTGAATGCCGCAGGCTTGAGCCTGAGTGGCAACGTACTCAGTGAGATCAACTCCACAAGCAATGTTACCACAACAGCCAACATCAGCGCCAACTATTATATTGGTAATGGTAGTTTGCTAACTGGTATCAGTGCTGGAAGCACTTACAGCAATGCCAACGTGCAGGCCTACTTGCCCACATACACTGGTAATTTGGTATCATTACTGGGCGACGTTACTACAACTGCCAATGTTAATGGCGGCAATCTTAATACAACTGGCTTGCTATTGGTCACAGGCAACATCCGCGGCGGCAACGTCAACACTGTTGGCCTGGTCAGCGCCAACAGCATCAGCGCCAACACAATTACAGCCGCCTTAACAATTACAGCTACACAAACAATAAGTGCTGTGGCCAATGTCATTGGTGGAAATTTAACCACAGCCGGTCAAGTCAGTGCCACTGCAAACATCACTGGTGGTAATTTGATCACAACTGGTTTGTTGCAAACTGGTGAATTCAATGCCACAGGCAATGCTGTGGTCAATGGTAACTTAACGGTCAACGGCAATATTGCCTATGTAAACGTACAAACCCTGGCAGTACAAGATCCAATCATTGCTCTGGGACGTGGAGCCAACAACACCCCACTCACAGTTGATGATGGCAAAACTCGCGGTGTTGACATGTGGTACTATGATACCGCAGAAAAGCAAGCCTTTGTTGGTTGGAATGACGCAACTGGCAAACTATTTGCGGCAGCCAACGTATCAATTGCCAACGAAATTGTCACTGTAAACTCTTATGGAACATTTGTTGTTGGCGACATTGAAGGCACTTCGGTAAGTGTTACAGGCAACGTCACTGGTGGTAACCTGATCACTGGTGCAAATATTGTTTCTGGCAATATCAGTGCAGTTGGTAATATAACTAGTGGCAACTTAAACGCAACTGGGCTGAGCCTAAGTGGCAATGTAGTATCACCACTCAACGTGACAGGCAACGTGGCTGGAGGCAATTTGTTGGCGGTGGGCTTGGTACAAGGTCAAACGGTCAGTGCTGTGGCCAACGTAATTGGTGGAAACATCAACACATCTGGATTGGTCAGCTCTGTTGGCAATGTAATTGGTGGTAACATCAACACCGGCGGTATTATCAGTGCCACCGGCAATGTATTTGGCAATAACGTGTTTGCAACCAATTTGGTGCAAGGTGGCACACTCAGTGCATCTGGTAACGTAATTGGCGGCAATGTCAACGGTGTTGTGGTGAGTGCAACTGGCAACGTGATTGGCGGCAATATTAACACAGCTGGTATTGCCAGCGTTGTGGGCAATGCGCTGGTAGGAAATTTGACCACAGTAGGCTTGGTCAGTGCCACAGGTAATATCACTGGTGGCAACTTGATTGCCACATCTTTGTTGCAAGGTACCAACTTGAGTGTAACTGGAGCAGTCAACACAGGTACATTGACTGCATCTGGTAACATAAACAGCACAAATATTTTGAATTCTGGCTTTATGTCTGCCACAGGCAACATAGTATCTGCGGCAAACATTATTAGCAGTAATGTTACAGTTACATCAGGGGTTACAGTTGGAACCACACTCAGTGCTACAGGCAACATCACAGCCGCAAACTTTGTCACAGCTGGTAGACTAGACGTTGATGTTATATCAGCGATTGGCAACGTCACAGGCGGAAATCTAATAACGCCAAATACAATCAGTGGTCTAACAATATTTGCCAGTGGTACAATAAGTGCTGTGGGCAATATCACTGGTGGTAACATTATTGATCAAGGCCTGCTCTCAGTGGTTGGTAACATTGATGGCGGAAACTTGCGTACTTTAGGCTTGGTCAGCGCCGCGGGTTCAATCACTACTGGAAACACAATCAGTGCAACTGGAAATATCACTGGCGGCAACATAATTTCTAATGGTGGCATTAGTAGTTCGGGTGGAATCAGTAGCGTTGGCAACATTGTTGCACCAAACTTTATTGGTAACATTGTTGGTAATCTAAGTGCTCCAGGCTCAAACAGTCAAGTGGTGTTTAACTTAAACGGCACTATCAGTGCTGACAGCGGGTTAACATATGACTATGTTGCAAATGCTCTAACAGTGGGTGGCAAGATTGTCAGCACCAATGCCGCAAATATTGAATCTGCTGGTCAGTTGGTAGCAGTTGGCAATATTTTAACCAGTTCTGGTAACATATCAGGTGGCAACATTGTGACTGGTGGTACTGTTATTGCTACTGCAAACATCACAGGTGGCAATCTTACTACTGGTGCTGAAGTTGTGGCAACTGGTAATATCATTGGCGGCAACATCAACACAGCTGGTATTGCCAGCGTTGTGGGCAACATAATTGGCGGCAATATCAATGGATTAGGGGCTGTTAGCGCAGTGGCCAACATCACAGGCGCTAACGTTAACACAGCTGGCCAAGTATCAGCAGTGGGCAATGTCACTGGTGGCAACGTTATCAGTGTAGCACTGATTCAAGGCGCTACTCTAAGCGCAACAGGTAATGTCACAGGCGGCAACATCAACGCAAGTGGAAACATCAGCGCCACTGCCAACGTCATTGGCGGCAACATACGCTCTGCTGGTCTAGCCAGCATAGTTGGAAATGTCATTGGTGGCAACTTAACTACAGCAGGTATTGGTAATATTGCTACATTGGAAATTACCACTATAGCCAATATCAAAGCAACCACAGCCGCGTCAAGCACAATTACTGGCGCTCTTCAAGTGGCAGGCGGCGCAGGTGTTGTTGGCAACATTTGGGGCGGAAACGTCAACACTGCTGGACAATTGAGTGCTACTGGCAACATCACTGGTGGCAATCTAAACGCCGCGGGCTTGAGTCTAAGCGGCAACGTTGTGAGTGCATTGAATATGACCACTGGAATAACCACAACTGGCAACATTTCTGCCAATAATATAGCCGCTACAACAGGCATAAGTATTGCTGGAAACCCAGTGTCCACAGTGGCGGATGCAACTGCATTGGCAATAGCTTTAGGATAAAAAATGGCAAATACTTTTACAAGAAAACTCAGCAGAGGCGTAGGAACAACAGCAACACAAGTTGGAGGATACACCGTGCAAGCCTCTACAACTGCGGTGGTAGTGGGGCTGACTATTACCAACCTTACTGGTAGTGCAATTACTGCAAACGTTTTTATAAATGATGTCAGTATTGCCAACACCTCAATTGTGACCAATGCTCCCATCAGCTCTGGTGCAAGTTTAGTGCCAATTGGCGGTGATCAAAAAATTGTTTTGATAACAGGCGACAAAATTTACGTACAAAGCAGTGCGGCTTCAAGTATTGACGCTATTCTGAGTATTATGGAAATTACATAATGAGTTATATCGGCCTTACCCCCAACGAACAACTGCTGAATACCAGCACACAGTTCGAAAGCGGAAACGGTTTTGTTTCCCAATACACATTGAATCGTGCGGTGGCCAGCGCCAGCGACGTTGATGTTATTGTGGGCAATGTACCGCAAGTGCCGTTTATTGATTACGAAGCTGGCAATACTTCAATTATTTTTGTTACTTCACCGCCACTTGGTGATCAAAACGTTGCAATTACCTATCGTGGCGGCGCTCTCAATACCCTAGATTTAACAGCCACAGTATTTGGAGCAGGCACAATTGGCAATCCCAGTGTGTACAGTGTGGCCGCAAACAATACTGGCTTGTATTGGCCAGCCCCTGGTACCTTGGCAGTCACCGTTTCGGGTGCAAATCGTGCTTTGTTTAACGCCAACGCAGTTTCAGTTAACACCACAACTGGTGGCATTACCACTGTGGGCGGTATTGGCCTTGGCGGTAACTTAAACGTTGGCAACAACATAGTAATCTACGGAAACACTGAAAGCTCAAGTGTAACAACTGGTGCGTTAAAAGTAGGTGGCGGTACTGGCATTGTGGGTAACCTCAACGTTGGCGGCGATATCACCTGCGTGGGCGACTTTACAGTTAACGGAACATTTACCACAACTGGTACTGATAGCTTGGAAGTTACAGACCCGTTTATCTTTTTGGCCAACGCCAATCCTGGCGACACATATGACACTGGTGTTGTATCACAGTTTTATGACGGAGCAGCCAATAGATACACTGGTTATTTTAGAGACATTACTGATGCCAAGTACAAACTTTTTGGCAACCTAACAGTCAAGCCAGGAACCACAGTTGATACTACTGATCCAAGTTTTAAATTCAATGACTTGGTGCTGGCAAATCTCAGCGCCACTGGAAATGTCAATGGGGCATATTTTGTGGGCAACGGAGCAGGTCTCACTGGCATCAGCTCAAATCCAACTAGAATTTTCAACACCAATACAGAAGTTACCATTCCAAGTATCAATGGCAACATTATAAGCAACGTAAACAGTGTTACCATTGCTGTGGTCAGTTCTACTGGTTACGCAATAACTGGAAACTTAGACGTTAGTGGTGTTGGTACTATAACTGGTAACCTAAGTGCAGGCAACGTCAGCACAGCTGGCGAATTCAGTGCTACTGGCAACGTTACTGGTGCTGGCAACGTTTCGGGCGGCAACGTCATCACAGGTGGTAGAGTTATTGCTACAGGCAACGTCAGTGGCGGTAATTTAATAGCCACTACTGTGATAACTGCTGGTGGTAACATCACAGGCGGAAATATCAAAACTGGTGGTTTTGTGTCTGCCGCAGGAGACATTTATGGCGCTGTTGTTAACGCTAGTAATGTGATTGTAACTGTTGATGCTGGTGTAGGTGGTAATCTCACAACTGGTGGTACTATCAGTGCATCAGGAGATATTACCACAGCAGGTGCATTGTTTGCCACAGGCAACCTGTCAATTAGTTATCTAAATGCCACGGGTATTAGCCTGAGCGGCAACGTGGTTAGCAATATAATCAGCAATAACATAATTCAAACCGCAAGCTATGTACAGGCTGGTAACATATTCTCCACAGCCAACGTCAGTGCAGCCGGCAATGTGATGGCTGGTAACGTGCTGGCGAACAGACTGGTACAGAGTACAGATTTTATTGCTAGTGGTAATGTAACTTTTTCAGGTACAACACAAACAATCAGTCTTGGTGAAAGCCAATCAAGTGGTGTAATCAACATTGGTGGCGCATCACAAACTGGCCAAATCACTATTGGTCAAAGCACTGCCAACCAAGCCGCAAATATTGCTACTGGTGCGGTGGCCAGCGATAGAGTCAAAACAATCAATATTGGTACCAACGGTGTTGCAAACTCTATCACCAATATCACGCTTGGCACAGACGCAGGTAACGGCAACGTAACGTTTACAGCAAACACTCTGGTGCGAATTGCCAACATAAGCGGATCTGCACTCAGTGCCGCAGGCAACATTATAGGTGGCAATTTAACAACTGGCGCACAAGTCAGTGCTGTAGGCAATGTCACAGGTGGCAATATCGTCACAGGTGGCGCAGTGCTGGCAACTGGACAAGTCAGTGCCACTGCTAACGTTGTGGGTGGTAACATTGTGACTACTGGTGCAATGAGTGCAGGTGGACTGATCAGTGCCACAGGCAACATCACCGGCGGCAATATCAACACAGCTGGATTGGTCAGCGCCACAGGTAACGTAACTATTGGCACAGCCAACGTGTTGGCTGGTAATGCTGTTATTACTACTTTGGTTCAGGCCACAACACTCAGCGCAACAGGCAACGTTACTGGTGGCAACTTGAATGCCGCAGGACTAAGTCTAAGTGGCAACGTTATAAGTTCATTAATCAGTGCCGCAAACGTCACAACTACTGCAAACATTCAAGGTGCATATGTACTGGGTAACGGTAGCCAACTTACAGGCATTGATGCCACAAGTATTCAGAATGGTACATCAAATGTGCGGGTGGTCAGCTCAGGCGGCAACGTTGCAATTGGCATTGGTGGTACAGCTAACGTAGCTGTGTATGCTACAACAGGTGAGTATGTAACTGGATTGATCTCGGCGTCAGGCAACATTGCTGGCGGCAACCTAATACAAGGTGGAACACGAGTTTACAAGTGGACCACATCCACTAGTGCTCCTACAAACGCTGTTCCAGGTGATAACTGGTATAATTCAAGTTCAGACAAGTTATACCTGTACATCTATGACGGTACTGGTAACCAGTGGGTTGATCAGAGTTTCCCAACCACACTTTCTAGCCTGGCAATCAACAACAACTTGACTGTGACAGGATCAGTAACAGCCGCAAGTTTTAACTTTACCAGCGGCAACATCAGTGTCAGCAACTTGTTTAACTCTGGTGCCAACGGTGTTGGCAACATTGGTAACGCTACAACAACATTCAACACTGTGTTTGCCAAAGCAACCACAGCACAGTACGCTGACTTGGCAGAAAATTATCTAGCAGATGCCAACTACGAGCCAGGTACAGTGGTGGTATTTGGCGGCAACAAAGAAATCACAGTAAGTAGTATTGATCATGACCCTCGCATAGCTGGTGTTGTTTCTACTGATCCTGCTTATTTGATGAATAGTGGACAGAAAAACGGAACACCAGTTGCTCTGGCAGGGCGTGTGCCTTGTAGAGTGCAAGGTCCTGTAAACAAAGGAGACAGATTGGTTAACGTGGCACCTGGTATTGCTGGCAAATTTGATCCTGCCAAAGCAGAGTTAGGTTGCGTGGTAGGCAAAAGTCTAGCCGATCTACTTGAAGATAAAGTGGCAACAATTGAAATAGCAGTGGGACGAACATAATGGCATTTCCAGTATCACCAACAAACGGACAAACCGCAACAGTCAATGGTGTGGTATACACTTATACCACTGCTCTTGGTGCCTGGACTGTGACCACCAGCAACGGTGGCGATATATCAGCTAGTACTGTTGCCAGTAGCGGTGCTATAACTGGCAGCACAACACTCAGCGTAGTGGGCAACATCACTGGCGGCAATATTGCTACTAGTGGCTCAGTAGCAGTGAATGGTCTAACAAATACCGGTGGCAACGGCGTGGGCAATATTGGCAATGCATCTATATATTTTAACACAGTATTTGCTAAATCTACCAGCGCACAATACGCTGACTTGGCAGAATATTATCATGCTGACGCTGACTACGAACCTGGTACTGTGGTCAGCTTTGGTGGACACAACGAAGTAACAATCAGTGCAGTATCCAGCGATGCAAAAGTGGCAGGCGTGGTATCAACCAACCCAGCGCACATAATGAATTCTGGTCAAAATTACGAAAACGGTGTAATTGTGGCCTTGGCTGGTCGAGTACCAACTAAGGTAACTGGCCGAGTAAACAAAGGGGACATGATGGTCTCGGCTGGTAACGGTCATGCACAGGCATGTACCACTCCTGCAATAGGATCAATCCTGGGCAAGGCCCTGGAAGATTTTGATGGTGCCAACGGCGTAATTGAAGTTGTTGTTGGCAAATTATAAGGAAACGAAATGGCTTATTTAGGTTACACACCGCAGATTGGACAGTATAGAAAAATGGACAACTTGACCTTTGATGGTACAACCTCCACTTTTAATATCACTATTGATGGTGTGGCATTTACCCCGCCTACATCGTATTCAATGATGGTAAGTTTGAATTACATAGTGCTGAACCCAGGCGTGCAGTTCAGTACCACTGGAGCAACTATCAGTTTTGCTAGCCCGCCAGCCGCGCTCACTGCGTTTTTTGGATTGATTTTTGGTGATACTCTGTTTACCGGCACACCCAGTGATGCCACAGTAACTGACAGCAAAATTGCTGTGGGCACAATCAGTTACAATAAATTCAGTAACGACACACAAGCGACGCTGACCGCTAATCAAATAATTTTTGGAGTTTAACAAATGGCACGAGAAAGAATATACGAATACGTTTTTAGCCCTGGTACTTCAGGGCTAGGCACCATCAAGGTGCCGGGACGTTACAACCTTGCTGACTTCTTGGCCGTATACAACACAACCGATCAGATCAGCATCTACAACTTTGGTGCGCAGACACAGGGCGGTACAGTGGCCTGGAGCGGGCAAGGCGGAACCACAGATTTCCCCTATGCCTATGGCGGTGTAACAACTCTGACACTTGAATTTGATACCAGCTTGATGGCTGCTGGAGACAAACTGGCAATTTATGTTGAAAGCCAAGAACTTATAACCAAGGCCTGGGCATTTGGTCTTGACGCAATTGGTCGCGAACGTGTGTCAAATCCACAAAGTTTGATTGACGCTGACTTTGAATATGGATTGCAAAACACCAAGTGGCAAAATGCCGCAATAACCAATCAAATTCCCAACTTTTATGAAAACATTGGTCTTGATATAAACATCCAAACCAACGGTTATGTCAGCATGTTGGCTGGTGACAATTTGATCACATCCAACATTGACACAGCATGTAACTTGCAAAACCCTGGAACACCAGCTTGGGTGGCTGCCGATTTTGCTTTGCTAGTAAGTCAAACTGTGGGCAACACCACAGCTTTGGTCAGCAATTATCTCACAGCCAACGTTAGCAGTTCAGCTGAACGCACATTTACTGTGGCCAGCACAACTGGATTAACTGCTGGTGACAACATTATCCTTATTGGCCGTCCTGCCAGCGGCGGTACTACTCTGGCTGTGGCCAACATTACCAGCACTGCAACTACCTCAGTTAACTGTGCCAACGCCGCAGGTATTCTTGACGGCAGCTATATCATTGTTCAAACTGATACACCAAACGTGTACGAAACCATGGCAATTACCAACGTTTCTGCCAACGTGCTCACAGTGACTCGTCAAACAAACAACACCAATGGTGCCGGCGCAAACATCACAATTGGCAATGCAATTTATCCTGTAAGCACACTAGAAGTTGCACAGGTATTTGAAGTCACAGATGGTACCACACTGCAACTCACACGTGGTTGGTATAACATTCCAGCCGCAAACGCATTTGCCACAGGCACTGTGTTTCAGCGTTTGAGTAGCAACGTTGAGCTGGTAAACATGAGTGCAATCAACACCGCAGTCAACGGCTCACAAACACTGACTCGTGGTCAATTTTACACCACAGCACTGACTGGTGCTGGCGTAGGATCTCCACTAATTCGCATGACTGGTTTGTATTTTGCGTCAGGCAATGCCAACATTCCACAAGTGGCTGTAAACGCTGACGCACACGGCCTGATCGCGGGCAACTACTGTTCAACTTTTAACACAACAAACTCCAACACTGAGGGTGTTAACTTTGTTAGCTATGCAAACGACAACAACTTTGCATTCTACCCCAAGCGTTCACCAACTCTTGCGGCAGGATATCCACTGAATCAAAATGACACCAGTGTTCGACAGGCATTTGCGTTTACTGGTGCTGACTTGGATATTGCAAGTATTGTCAGTGACGGTGCAAACCCCAGCACAATCACAGTAACAACCACCTATGCACACGGACTAAATCCAGGCACCCCAATCATGGTTAACCTGAGTTCAGGTACCAACCAAGAATATGCTGAAGGCAGTTTCTTTGTGATCTCAGTGCCCAGCACAACCACATTCACCTACACTGCCAAGACTGGTGCTGTAGTAAGTGGCAGTTTGGCCGGAACAATCAACATTCGCAGTAACGCAACATTCCAGCCAAGACCATTTGATGGCGGTGTTATCATGAGCGCCGGATCGCCAACTCGCGGCGCTTCCGCATTCCGTCAAACTAAAAAGTATTTTCGTTACCAATCTGGTAAAGGTATTTTGTTCTCATCAGGTACCATGTTGCAACCAACATTTGACATTGCGGCATTATCAGCTGACGGAACAAACGTTAACAGCAATATTTCAATTACCACTGATGTTGAACATGGCTTAAATCCTGGGGCAGTAGTCACTATCTCTGGCGTTACTACTGGTGGGTATGATGGTTCTGGGTATGTGGTAACAACAATCACGAGTGATTTGACTTTTGTGGTACAAGCACAGTATGTTCTTAGCAGTGCTAGCCCTACCCTGGGACAGCAACCGCGGGTCAACATCACTGCCTGGCACGGCGCAAGTATACGTGCTGGTATTTTTGACGACCAAAATGGCTTGTTCTGGGAAGAAGACGGCCAGTCACTCAACGTAGTACAACGGTCAAGTACATTTCAGATTGCTGGCCTAGTGTCTGTTGGTGCAGGATCAAACTTGGTAACTGGCGATGGCACATGCCGCTTCCAGGACCAGCTCAATCAAGGTGACATTGTGGTTATAAGAGGTATGACTCACACAGTCACAAGTATTCTTGGTCAACAGCGTATGACTGTGGTTCCACCATACCGTGGTGTTACCAACCAGACTCGTGTGAAAATGACACTGAGACTTGAACAACGTATTCGACAAGAAGATTTCAACGTTGACCCGTTGGATGGCACAGGAGTATCTGGATTCACAATTGACCCAAGCAAAATGCAGATGTTGGGGATCGAATACAGCTGGTACGGTGCTGGTTATGTGACCTACATGGTTCGTGGACAGTTTGGTGAGTTTATTCCAGCACATAAAATTACCAACAACAACCGCAACAACGAAGCATACATGCGTTCAGGTAACTTGCCTGCACGATATGAAGCTTCTAACGACACTGCAATATCCAGTCTTAATGGTGTGTTGAGTGACAGCGACACAACAATTTATCTACGTGATGCCACAGACTACCCTGGCGCATCAGTTACATATCCTGTGTTTTGCATGATTGAAAGTGAAATTATCAAGTACTCAGGGATAAATTACAATGCAAACACTCTGACTGGTGTTACTCGTGCGGCAACGTTCCAACAGTGGGCAGAGGGTCAAAGTCGCAGTTACACATCCAGTGCGGCTGTGAGTCACGCTGACAACACTGGTGTTATCTTGATCAGCAATACTTGTGTACCAGTGGTTAACCATTGGGGTAGTGCAGTTGTCATGGACGGCGGGTTTGACGAAGACGCAGGTTATCAGTTTACATTTAACCGTACCAACTATGGTATGCCAGCAACATCAGGCAACAAGTCAGTGCCATTTGCCATGCGATTGAGTCCCAGTGTATCAAACAGTATTATTGGTAACTTGGGCCAGCGTGATCTTATTAATCGTGCGCAGTTGGCCTTGAGTTCACTGATCATCAACTTGCAAGTGGCAAACTCACGTTTCTTGATTGAAGGTATTTTGAATCCTGCCAACTTGGACAGTTACAACACAGAATGGACTGGTCTCAACAACATATCTGGCGGCTTCCAGCCTAGCTTTACTCAGTTTGCAGTTGCGCCAATTTACACAGCGTCAACCACAGGTGGTTTGGTAGGTTCAGTCTTTGGGTCAACTGGTGGTTTCTCCAAATCAGGTACCAAAGCCAGTCGCTCTAGCCAGGCGTCTTTTACTGGTATTACTCCCACCAACGTGTCAAGCTCAGGGTCAGGCGGTATTCTTACTGTGACATTGTCTGCTACTGGCACAACAACTTACTCAAACTTGAACACACAGATCACTGTGACCACAGCTGGTACTGGGTATGCAGTGGGCGACACACTCAAGATCTTGGGAACCTCCCTGGGCGGCTCAACAACCACAAACGATTTAAACTTGACTGTGGTTGCTATTGTTAGTGAATTGAGTGGCGGTGAAAGACTGTTTGCGATTCCAGTGTCAACCACAAACTCTGGGTTGTTGGATTTGTCATCAGTCAAGCAAATTGGTACCAGTGCTATCCCTGGACAAGGCACGTATCCTGACGGTCCTGAGGTCTTGGCAATTCAGGTTACTGCGTTGTCAACAATTGTTAACCCAACCGCAGACATACAGATTCAGTTCCAAGAGAGTCAGGCCTAACCAACAAGATCTTGTTCAACCAACAAGATCTTGTGTTGCACTGCTTCAATGTTCACAGTGTTCCACAAGCCAGGATGCATGGGCTTGGGAAAATGTCCTGAATCAAGCCAAGCATAGCCAAGGTGCTCGTTGTTTAGCGTGGGCATGAATTCGTCAGCTATCAAGCAAATCCAAGTGTGATATTCGAACAAACTGTCTGCTGAGGTAAATGTTTCTAGTGGAATCAGTCTATGAAACATAGGGAATATTCCAAGCTCTTCAATACACTCGCGTTTCATACCGTCAAGCAAGGTTTCCCCGGACTCTAGTTTGCCGCCAGGCAAGCCCCAGGCCCCGGGATGTTTTGAATCATTACGTAAGAGATAAAGATACCGATCGGTGCGCTGGCTGCGAAACCAAACGCCTACAGCCTTTAAAGCACTATGCTCCACTGGCCCCCTGGATACACCCCTTGATAACTTTTTACCCATGCTTCACCATTCCATTCATACTGTGTACCAGTAGTTATGTTAGTTACATATTGTTCTGCAGGTTGTCCGTCGGCTCTAAAAACCACTTGCCAATAGTTGTTGGCATATTCAATAATGTCATTGGCCTGGGCTATTAGTGGTCGTCCGTTGGCACCTTGCCAAGCTGTGGCCACGTTGCTGCCAGTACCACTGCCGGTGGCCTCAGTCAGCAAGTATCTTTGCCCGTCCAGGGCTGAATCCAAACCCTGTTGCGGCCCGCTGGTCAAGGGATTGATCACAGCGTCAACTGGGTCCAAGGTGTTTTGCGGCGCAGTATCTAAGTCAATATCAAAAATCAACAATCTGTTGTCATTGGGATTGAGGGCAATTGTGCCTATAACTTCAGTGCCATCGCGCTGTTCAAGACGTATTTGACTGATACCCGGTCTTAGAGTCCCGTACAAATCAATCACAGCAGGCCACAACAACGGACTGTCAGATATGACCGTGGTTGGAGTCAGTGCGTCATTGCTGGGTTCTTGTACAAGACTGGTTTGTTGCAAAACCTGCAACTGATTACCAATTAGCGCCACAGCCCAGTTATAAGGAGTGATTACAACTCTAGTGCCCAGCAACAAATCACTGTTGGTCACAGCTTCATTTAAATCACCTTGGGCATCATACATGCTCATGATCACACGTTCTACTACGCCCAGCTTCTTGACCTTGGCTGGACTACTGATCCAAATTGGCAGAGTAAATTTCAACGTGCAAATGTCAATGGGATTGTCGGCACCCACTGGAATAGTGCGTGAGCTCCACTGAGTACTTTCAAGTTCGACCATGCTGAGACTGGTCCAGTCAAGATAATTGTCAGTACTTTGTACTTCTAAACTGGGATTGAATAGCGTCAAAATTTGTTCCAGTAACTGAAACTTTTGATTGGTATTTGAAGTCCAAATATCCAAAGTTATACCTAACTTGTAAGGCACAGGCATCAGGCGTTCAACAGTAAATGCATTGCCTTGCGTGGTTTCGTATGTTTCTGTAGCAGAATCGTATGTGCGCTGACGCACATTGACCTTGCTTACAAAGTAGGGCTCTTGCATTCTAGGGCGATCGTAATCAAGCGAGGTGATATAAAATGTCATCAAGGGGGTTGACGGCAGCTGATTTGCAGAGTTGTTTTGAATCACAGTTTGTGCATTACGACTTGAATCTCCGTAGCGAACTGGAACCCGCAACAAGGCAGCCGCGTTTGTACCATCAGTTTCGTTGCCATACTCAACTTGAAAGTTACTCATGATTCTTGTGAACTGTAGTAAGAATCTTCGTATTTGGGCATCGTAAAAAAATTGTTGCATTATGTGTTCTGTTGTCCAGGTTGTGTGCCGGGTCTTGGATCTGGATCTAGATGTCCACCTTGATCTCCATTGTCAGCACGTGGTTTGAGCAAATCGCTAAGACTTTGACGACTAGGTATAGCACCCAGGTCTGGCGTATTCACTGTGTATGTATTGTTAACAAAACCTGAGCGTAAAGTTGTGTTGGCTGGCCCATTATTGAGATCTGTTCGCACTCCACTCTCCTGTTTGATCCAACGTCTAACTGCACCATTGTATCTAAACAAACGATTGGGGAAATAATCCAAACGCAAGCAGTAGTCTCCATCCACGGCCTGAGTAGGGAATGTAACACCGCTGGTTACTGGCAAACCATTTGGAGGTACAGTACTACCAGTCAAATAGCCCAAAATATAACTATCTGGGCTCACGCTCATTCCGCCTTGAGTGCCATCCACAGTTTGCGCACCATCAGTAGTGAGAGATGTTGGGTTGCCAGTTTGTCCAATTGCATTGTCAGACATCAGATAGAAACTGCCAGTTTCGTAACCACTAAGCGGAACTTCAACGTCAGCTTGTTGTAGTATAGCATCGTTGATTTGATTGTCTTTGGGGCGAGTGCTCATGCCATCGCTGATGCTTTGTGGCGTGTATTCTTGCCAGTATTCAGTATTGGTTATATCAATACCAGCTGGGGTATTTTTTATGGTCTTGTAGTAAACGTCACCATAATTTGCAACCCAGCCCATGGGATAGTAATTGTCATTGTCCCAGATATTTTCACTCACAAAAGGCTTGTCAAGAATGCTCTTGTATTCTTGTTGATTGTTGAGTGGGGTAGCCTTAACACGCCAGGTGTGTGGCATCCAAGTCTGACTCATGCCTTCTGTTGCATAGTTGGCGTCTTGAATCACATAGTACTTGGGCAAGGCCTTGGGAGTGGCAGCATTAAGCGGATGATAATCAATCAAGTTTGTGACTTCAATTACGTCGCCGTTCATGAGCTTGCGACCCAGGGAGTCAATCATGTCGTTGTAGTGAAACGTAATGAACAAGGTATCGTTGTTCAAGAACAAGCCAAACTGTGTTAGGTCAAAGTCCACGTCTTGGTGGGTGTAAACTCCACGCATGATGTAGATATCATCAGCGTACACACGATCACGGTTTTCCAACAACAGCAGGTCTTGAATATTTAACGGGCTCAGCTCGTCATAAATGGGCTGTGTAGCATCGCCGTTGCCACTCAAGGCGCTGTCCTCACCCCCAGGCTGTGGACCCAAATACTTGTGGACATAAATGTCCAACCCGCCCACAGTGTACATTTCACTGATGGTGCGGTCTAAAAATTGGTAATCACGTGTGCGATTGGGGCGATAAAGGCTTAGGCGTGGCATAGCTTGTATTTATGGGCGGTTGACCAATAAATCTAGAACTGCTATAATACATGCTTAACCACTCCAGGAGTATGTTATGAAAGCCGCTAACTTTTTAACAAAGTACACGGGCCCAAAAGGCAAGGGATTTATACAGTCCTATGACAAAATAAAAGCCACAGAAAAATGGGTAGAGTACGCTCTTGACATTGTGGATATGAGCCGTATAATAATGACAGTGGACTTTGACACTAAATGGCGCTTGGCAGAAGCACTAGAAACAGCAGAGCGCAAAAAAGCCTGGATGTACAAGCACAAAAATTTTGACGTCAAACGTGCCGCTAGACTTTTTGACGCTGTCAAGCACTTGCCCAAAACTAAGTAAGGAAACACATGAGTACCACATTCAAAATTAAAATGCTTAATCCACGTAGCGCAGACACCAACATTCTGGGTGGGGAGCCAACTTGGCAAATCCAGCCCACTGACTTTCGCATCAGTAAAATGAGTAATGCATTTAGTTGGTACAATTATTTTTATGGCAAAAAAGATGCCCGTGACATGATTGTAAACTACCTAGAAACACATGACCGCAAAGAAGATGTGCGACTGCTCAAAGGTATTCCAGATTCAGCTATTCGCTTGACCACAGGTTGGTTGTGCCGTATGAGCATGGTGGGCTTGGAACTGCATGACACAGAACAGCTCAAGTTAGAAAATCAACTGCGCGAAATACTAGACAGCAAACAAAACGAAATTGCGCCCGAAGCAGTGGTGGAAGATGCCACACCAAGAATTACCATTCAAGACCGACTGCGTGAAAAAGTAAATGAGTGCATAGGCGAGCTTGACGGTTTGTTTGACGATTTTTTGGAGACAGGTGCCAAGATGTCAGCTGACTACAAGCCTGTTACACTTTTGCGAAGCATGAATGTGGCACCACAAATGGTTAGTATTATTGCAGATGTTTGGAAACGCAAGCTCACAGAGTTTGAGCGTGTGGTAGAAGGCAAAGATGCACAACTGGTGGAGGGTTACAGTCATCTCTCCAAAATTCAACTGCGCAATGTGATCAAGTTTTGCGAAGCTGTGGTCAACGACTGCGGTGCTTATGTGCAGATCAAGAAAGTGGAACGCAAGCCACGTAAAGTAAAGGCAGTACCTCCAGAGAAACGTGCCGCAAAGTTCAAGCACATTGTGGACTTTGCGGAACTCAAACTCAAAGGCTTGCCAGCCGCAAGTCTGGTGGACAAAACAGAAGCTTGGTTGTATGACACCAAGAAACGCAAGTTGATCCATGTTGTTGCAGACAGCCACACACAGGCATTCACTGTTAAGAGCAACAGTATCATTGGATTTAGCACTGTGGATACCATGCAAAAAACTGTGCGTAAACCACAGGATGTTATCAAAGCTGTGCAAGCCGCAGGCAAGCCAGCGGCACGTAAGATATTTAAAGATCTAACTACCACAGAAACAGCATGGAATGCTCGTGGCACTGAGAACCTTGTAGTGCTCAAGAGCTGGTAAATAAAGGGGAACGGAGCTTCCCTTTTATGGCTGACGAAAACACACTGGCACAAGCCAAACAAAACTTAATTGAGTACGTAAAACTCCAACTGGCAGATCAAATCATTGATCTTGAGTTGGACCCTGCTCACTATGAAGCCGCGTATCAAAAAACTATAGGTACCTATCGTCAGCGAGCCAATGCCGCTTATGAAGAAGCTTATATTTTTATGATGTTGGTTGAAGACGAAAACATCTACACACTGCCACAAGAAGTGCATAGTGTGCGTCAAATATTCCGCAGAACTTTTGGCAACAGCACTGGACCGTTTGCAAGCAACTTTGATCCGTTTGCCCAGGCGTCAGTCAACGTTTATCTCATGAACTTCAACACAGCCGGTGGTCTTGCCACTTACGATTTCTACTCACAGTATGTGGAATTGGCTGGACGCATGTTTGGCGCATACATGAACTATACCTGGAATCCAGTTACAAAAAAACTACAATTGATCCGTGATCCCAAAGGCACTGGCGAATCTGTGTTGTTGTGGGTGTACCAACTCAAGCCAGAAATCCAACTGCTTGCTGACTATCAAATTTCACAGTGGATCAAGGACTACATGGTGGCCAATTCCAAGATGATTATTGGTGAAGCTCGTGAAAAGTTTGCTCAAATTGCTGGCCCACAAGGCGGCGGACAGCTAAACGGTGCCGCAATGAAATCTGAAGCCAAAGAAGCCATGGCTGACTTGATTGAGCAACTCAAACTGTATGTGGATGCAAGTCAGCCACTTACCTGGGTAATTGGTTAACAAACAAATTGCAATTCTTGTCAAGCTGTGTTATAATGCAACATGGACTTGATGATCGACATGGAAGGCCTTGCAACAGGCCCCGAAACTTGTATACTTACTATAGCCGCTCAGGCGTTTAACCCATTCAGCGATGGGTATTATCCTGACAAGTTTTACTATGCTCGAGTTGATCTTGAAAGTCAGCCCAATCGTAAAATTGAACAAGGCACAATTGAATGGTGGGCCACTCAAAAAGAAGCACAAGCAGAAGCCTTTGCTGAAGAAGGGCGCATACCTTTGGATCAGGCTCTGGACGGGCTAGGCCGGCTGATTTGGCACTCCAAGCGCATTTGGGCCCAAGGCCCCACATACGACATGACCATTCTAGAACATGCTTACAAAAGCTACAACAAGCCCATCCCTTGGCAGTACTATTCAGTTCGGGACAGTCGTACAGTTTTTAGTCTATGGCCTGGACTTGAAAAACCGCCCACAAGCCATCATGCACTAGAAGACTGCCGCAGACAAATTGGCTTGTTGCAAGACACTCTTAAATATTTCAACATAAAGGAACTGGCATGATCATTGGCATCTGTGGTTTTATTGGTTCTGGCAAAGATACCATAGCTGATTATCTTGTGAATTTGCATCACTTTCGTAGAGAAAGTTTTGCCAACAGTTTGAAAGATGCAGTGGCACATGTGTTTGGTTGGGACAGAACCATGCTGGAAGGGCGCACTAAACAAGCTCGTGAATGGCGTGAGCAAGTAGATCCTTGGTGGGCAGAACGCTTGAACATGCCTAATTTAACACCTCGCTGGATACTACAATACTGGGGTACAGAAGTGTGTCGTCAGGGCTTTCACGATGATATGTGGATTGCCAGTTTGGAAAACAAATTACGTAACAGCCAAGATGATGTGGTTATTAGCGATTGCCGTTTTCCCAATGAAATCAAAGCCATAAAAAATCAAGGCGGTATGATTATCTGGGTGCGTCGTGGAGAGTTACCCAGTTGGTATATTATGGCCTGTAAAGCCAATGACGGAGACATATTTGCCGCAGAAAAACTCAAATCGCTAGGGATACACGCTAGTGAAAGTTCGTGGGCAGGTACAAAGTTTGATGCTATTCTTGACAATAATGATACCCTGGATCACCTTTATCAACAGATCAAGCGTCTGGTTCAAGATCTCCCAAACGCCACGGCAAGTCACTCCTAGCAACTTCCTCCACACAGTTTTTGCAGATTGATTTTAGATTTTTCAGCGCCACGTTGTTTAGATCACCGTCAGCATGATACACCAACATCTGTGCTGAATACCTGGCCTTGAAGCCACAACGGTCACACTGCATTTTTTTCTTATAGCCCGCTTGCTCCCAGCGGGCTTGCCTCTTCTTGAGTCCGCGACCCTTGCGTTGACAAGTTTCGCAACGACTGCGATAGTGTGTGCGATCTTCTTTGATGTAGTTCACAGCACAGGGGCGTTGGTTGCAGGCCTGACAAATGGGTCTCATGGTGTATTTAGTGTCTGGACCTTTGCTAAAGGGCGGCGTAGAACACCATTTTTGGCATTTACCAATAAATATCTACAACTTGAAAAGGAATTCATTATGGCTCTAGTATCTCCAGGCGTAGAAGTAACAGTAATTGACGAAAGTCAATACATACCTTCAGCTGTTAACACAGTACCTTACTTTATGGTTGCCACAGCGCAGAACAAAGTATCTAGTGACGGTATCACTGTTGCGGCCGGTACACTTGCGGCAAACGCAAATAAAACTTACTTGATCACCAGCCAGCGTGATTTGGCAGCCACATTTGGTGTTCCGTTCTTTTACAACACCACAACTGGCACACCAATCAATGGTTACGAGCTCAACGAATATGGCCTGCTTGCGGCATACTCTGCCTTGGGTGTGTCAAATCGTTGCTATGTGCAACGTGCCAATATTGACCTTAGCGAACTAACTGCTAGCTTGAATCGCCCTGTTGGCAACGCAGCCAATGGTACATACTGGCTTGATACTGCTGACTCAAGTTTTGGTATTTTTGAATGGAATCAAACCACAGCAGTTTTTGAAAACAAAGTACCTTTGATTATTACTGACACCGCTGAAGTCACAAACTTTAGTGGTGGCAACCTAACCCCTATTGCATCTGTTGGCAGCATTGGTGACTATGCTATAGTTGCGGTGACCACTGTGTTGCAAGGTTATTACAAGAAATATGACAATACCTGGGTCCTGATCGGTGATGACGACTGGAAAATGGCTTGGCCCACAGTGGCTGGCTCCAACGCACCGGCTACCTTGACTGTTGGTGCCAACATATACATCAATGACAACTTGGTCACAGTTGGTGCCACAAATACCGTTGCTGGCTTTGTTGCAGTTATTAATGCGGCTGCTATTGCTGGCGTTTTTGCTAGATCAGTAAATGGTCAGCTGTATCTCTATGCTGACAGCACCGCAGCCAATGACGGCTCATCACTGACAAACAATGGTTTGATTGCAGTTGATCCAGGCCCAAACAGCGGCGCGGCTTTGTTGACTGCCCTGGGTATCACCACAGGTGAATATGCGGCACCAGAATACTTCCCAGGCTACAGTTACCAAGCTCCACGTTGGAGAACAACTGACACTGACGGCGGCCGCCCAACTGGTTCTGTGTGGCAAAACGTAAGCGTGGCCAACAATGGTATGAGCCTGGCTGTTAAATCATGGAGCACTGCTCTTGGAACTTGGGTGCAACAGGCTTGCCCAGTATACAATGGCGATAGCGCCGCTATCTATGGGCTAGATCCCACAGGTGGTGGTAAAAATATTCCTGTAGGAACTACCTATGCAAGTCCAAGAGCATTGTTCTATCAAACAACACCATTGGTAACATTGGCTTTTGAAATTTATGAGCGCATTGCTCTGGGCCAAACAGTTGTTACTGGTACTACTGCATTTACTTCAACTGAAAATGCATTTGTAACCGGTGACCAATTTACTATGGCAGCTACTGAACCAGGAACTGCTACTAGTGTTTCGGCAACTGTGACCTTGGGTGGCCAGACTGTAAGTGCTTTCTTAGCCGCAGTCAGCGCCGCAGGTATTGCCAACGTCAGTGCGTCAGTGAACACAGCTGGTAACATTGTGTTCACACACGCCACTGGTGGTAGTATTAGCCTGGTAAACTCTGCAGGCGACGTAGCAGTGACCACAGCTGGTTTTACTTCTGCAACACCGTATGTTCGTCCCAACACACAAGTAAGTGGCGGCGTGGTACTGACAAACTTTGTGGGTACACCACAGTTTACATACACAGCCAGCGACACTGCTCCGGATCAAGATCCAGCAGACGGTCGTCTATGGTACTACAGCTCAGTGAGTGATGCAGATATCATGATTCAAGACAACGGAACCTGGCAAGGTTATCAAAACGTAACCAACGATGCTCGTGGTTACGACTTGAGTTTGACCAATGCTAGTGGACCAATTATTGCGGCAACTGCACCAACCACACAAAATGACACAGCTGAGTCACCATTGGCCTACGGCGATTTGTGGATAGACACTAGCGACTTGGAAAACTATCCCAAACTCTATCGTTGGGAACCAGTAAGTGGCACTGATCAGTGGGTAGAAATTGACACCAGCGACCAAACCACACAAAGTGGTGTGTTGTTTGCTGATGCTCGTTGGGCACCAAATGGAACTACAGACCCTGTAGCAGATGCTTACCCAACTATTGAAAGTTTGCTCACAAGTGACTACTTGGATCTAGATGCTCCAGATCCTGCACTGTATCCACAAGGTGTATTGTTGTTTAACACACGTCGCTCAGGTTACAACGTCAAGAGCTTCCAGAGCAATTACTTTAATGCCACAGATTACCCTGATGATACATTGCCTGTAGTTACCAGCACATGGCTCACAGCCAGTGGCAACAAAGACAATGGCAGCATGTGGTCAGGTCGCTTGGCACAGCGTCAATTGATTGTGCGAGCTCTCAAGAGCGGTGTTGACACTTCAGTTGCCGCACGTGAAGAACAAAACGGATTCAACATCATTGCAACACCTGCATATCCTGAGTTGACACCAAACATGATTGCATTGAGTAACGAGCGTAACAACACACTGTTTGTTGTGGCCGACACACCAATGCGTCTTGGTGCAGACGGCAACAGCCTTGTTGAGTGGGCAACCAACAACAATGGTCTGGGCTTGATCACTGAAGATGGTAACTCAAGTACCAGCAACTATGCAGGTGCTTTCTATCCAAGTTGCCAAACAAATGACCTAAGTGGTAACACTGTGGTACAACCTCCAAGTCACATGATGGTACGCACAATTCTGCGTAGCGATGCAGTGAGCTATCCATGGTTGGCACCAGCAGGCACACGTCGTGGTGTGGTTGACAATGCTAGCGCAATTGGTTACATTGAAGCAACTACAGGTGAATTCCAGCAGATTGGTGTGAGCCAAAGCATTCGTGATATACTGTACGAGCGTAACATCAACCCAATTACCTTTATTCCAGGTGTGGGTATTGTTAACTTTGGTAACAAAACCACTACTACCACAACCACTGCACTGGATCGTATCAACGTGGCACGACTGGTTGCATTCTTGCGTGGTCGATTGGAAGAAGTTGGCAAGTTGTACTTGTTCGAGCCCAACGATGAAATTACTCGTAACGAAATCACCAACACTGTTAATAGTTTGATGATTGACTTGATTGCCAAACGTGCAATCTATGACTACCTAGTGGTTTGTGACTTGAGCAACAACACGCCAGCACGTATTGATCGCAATGAGTTGTGGGTTGATATTGCCATAGAACCAGTGAAAGCGGTGGAATTTATCTATATTCCATTGCGCATCAAGAACACTGGTGAGATCTCTGGTGGAGCGTAATAGAGAAATGGGGGCTGTTTTTTCGGCCCCCAGTTCAGGTAAATAAACATATAGGAGATAACGAATAATGGCAAGCGCATCACTTAACAAAATGTCAGTACCACTGGGAGGGCAAGCCACCCAGGGCCTATTGATGCCCAAGCTCAAATATCGATTTAGAGTATTTTTTGAGAACTTTGGCATATCAAAGCCCACAACAGAATTGACCAAGCAGGTTATCAGCGTAGCTCGACCAAACTTGACATTTGAAGAAATTGCAATTCCTATCTATAACAGCACACTAAAGCTGGCTGGACGTCATACCTGGGCAGACGTTGCTTGCTCTATTAGAGATGATGCATCAGGCAGTGTGACCAAGTTGATAGGCGAACAGTTCCAGAAACAAATGGACTTTTTAGAAATGGCATCTGCGTCATCAGGAATTGACTACAAATTCTTGACCAAGATCCAGGTACTTGACGGTGGCAACGGAGCTTCAGAACCAGTGGTTTTAGAAACCTGGGAACTGTATGGCTGCTACCTCAAAGGCGCAGACTACGGTGAATTGAATTACAGTAGCAACGAAGCAGTCACAGTTAACTTGACCATTGCTTACGATAACGCCAACCAGTCACCTAACGGTAGCGGTGTTGGTACAGAAATTGGTAGAACCCTTGGTGACGTTGTAACAGGCGCGGGCATTGGTAATACCTAAGGCAGGTTAATATGCCAACATTTGGCCAGGAATTCTTCAAGGGATTCACCACAGTTGACAGTTTGCGTGATTATCGTCACGCAAACAAAACCTTTACCGCAAATTCGTTTGAGCTCAAGCCACGGTACAAGTTTTTATTCCATGTCAGCTTTACACTAAACTATCAAGAGATCCCAACTTTAAAAGCAGCCATGGGATCAGACGGTGTTAAAAATGTCAGTCTTGTGGTAAAAACAATTGACCTTCCCAAGTACACAATAGCCACTGAGACGCTTAACCAATACAATCGTAAACGTGTAATACAAACCAAGATCAACTATGATCCTGTGAGTATTACTTTTCACGATGACTCAGGCGACCTAGTGCGTACCATGTGGTACAACTACTATGCTTACTACTACAAAGATCCAAGCCAAAATTATCTTTCACCCAACAGCCAAAACGGCAGCATGGGACCAAGCGCAAACAGACAAACTGGTTTTGGATACAACGCCCGAGACATCTATGATGACAAACGTCAAGTCAGCGACTGGGGTTACATTGGCGAAGCCTTTAATGATGGCAATACGTCATTGTTGACCAATTCAGGCAAGCCACCATTCTTTCGCGACATCAGAATTTATGGCATGGATCAACACAAGTACGCTGAGTATGTGTTGATCAATCCGTTGATATCTAGTTTCCAGCACGATCAATATGACTACAGTCAAGGTAGTGGCACTATGACCAACACCATGCAACTCAGCTACGAAACAGTAAAATATTACACCGGCGCCATTGGTAGCCAGCGTCCAGATATCAACGTGCAAGGCTTTGCTGATCCTGCACACTATGATACAACGTTGAGTCCCATTTCAAGACCAGGCAGCAATGCCACAATCATGGGCCAAGGTGGTTTATTGGACGCAGGAGCAGGTATTTTGCAAGACTTACAAAGCGGTGGACCACTGGGTGCTATTGGTGCTGTACAAAAGGCCGGTACAGTGTTCAACACATTCAAAGGCAAAAACATCAAGAGTATTGCGGCTTCGGAAGCCACACGACTGGGCACAGACGTTGTCAAAGGATCAATACCTGGAGCAGTGAAGTCTATGCAAGGCCGTCCCAATGGTATGTTCTTCCCAACACCCAATGGGCCAACCACCAATCCTTGATGCTATAAATACTCCACAGTATTATGTCTAGCATTAATTTTACCAACTTCAACCTTGATCAAACAGTACGAGTGTTTGACAGTTTCTACGAGTATGAACTCAACATACCAGCCAACGAGTATGACATTGTACATTCGTTCTTTTTGCAAGAAATGACTGACAAAACTGCCGCTGGCAACTTCACAGTGAGCTTGTTTAGAGTAGCGGACGAAACCAAAATACCTGCCTTGGATTTGTTGGCAGGATTCTCTGGCGCCAACGGCATGAGCCTTAACGCTAATCTGGCCTACTATCTCAACAGTATACGCAACAAAGCCACACTGCTGGGCGTGGGTGTACCAGTTACGCCAAATTTTTATGCGGCTAGAAATGTGGTGCAGTAATGGCCAAGTGGGCACAAGGGTTTTATGATGTAATGAACCCCCAGAAGTATGTGGGCTCTGGCAAACCTAGATTCCGCAGTGGCTGGGAACTGAGCTTCATGCGTTTTTGTGACAATAACGATCACATATTGCAGTGGGCCAGCGAAGCAGTGCAAATACCCTACAGACACCCGCTGACTGGCAAACAAACCATATACGTGCCAGACTTCTTGATCACCTACCGCACTCGCAACAACACCATGCGAGCTGAACTGATCGAAATCAAACCCAAAAAACAAAGTGTAATTGAGTCAAAAATGAACAGCCGTGATCGAGCTGTGGTAGCTATTAACTATGCCAAATGGCAGGCCGCAACCAAATGGTGCAAACGCCAGGGCCTGGCATTTAGAGTTATCACAGAAGATCAAATGTTCCACAACGGTCGAGCATGAGTCACTAAATATGGCATGACTCGCAAACTTGAAGAACTTTTTGACCTGCCCCCAACTGAAGAAGAAGTAGACCTTGCTCTACCTGCACTTTCCACCAACAAAGAAACCCTGCAAGCTCTAGACGACGCTATTGATAAAATAGACAATGCATTACCTGCTGTCAAGGGTCTAGATGCCACTGATACAGAAATGGACGAGCTGAGTGATCTAGCAAAATCCAGCTACAAAGATCTCATGGATCTTGGCATGCAAGTGGATTCAAGATTTGCCAGCGAAATCTTTGGTGTTGCCAGCAATATGCTAGGGCATGCTATCACAGCAAAAACAGCCAAGCTAGACAAAAAACTCAAGATGATTGATTTACAAATGAAAAAAATGCGGTTGGATCAACAACAGCAGGCACTTGAAGCCAAGGACCCCGAAGCTGCCACACAAACAGCGCACGGCGTGGTATTGAGTCGCAATGATCTACTAGAGCGCATCATTGGCAAAGGCCAAAAAGCGCAAAAAGAATAAATATACAACAGGATACCAGATATGAAACCATTTGCAAAATACCTAGCAGAAAGCGAACGTACATACAACTATCGCATCAAAGTGGTTGGCGACGTTCCCGCAGGCTTCTTCAAAGAGCTACGAGACAAATGCCAACAATTTGACATTGTCAAAATGGGCGATGCCAAAAGCACACCAGTGCGCAAAGTCATTCCAGACTTTCCAGCATTTCCCAACCAGGCAGTTTCAAGAGTGGATGTGGAATTCAAGTACCCAGCTGTTGAGCCACAAATCAAACAGTTGGCACAGTTGTTGGGGCTGGATCCAAATCGTATTGTGATGATGGCTACTCCATACGAAGAAAGTATGGACGCTGAATCTGTCAAGATTGAAGATCAAAACAAAGACTTGTTAGACTCTCCTTATCCTGCACCCGATGCTGAACAACGAGCATTGAAGAAAGATTATGCAACTGGTCCTTACGATCATGAAGTTGTGAAAAACGCATACAAGACCAATTTTACTGTGGCTGGGGGCAAGACACCTCCTGCCAAGACCACAAATGAATTGCCCATGGGCAACAAGAGCCCAATGACCAATATCAAGCGTTCCCCCAAGCCAGCAACTGGCGCAAACCCTAGAGGATAATTGAAATGACATTTTTTTACAACCTAAACAAAAAACTCGACACCATTCGTGCCACGCCAGAACTGACTCACAAACAATTGAACGAACGTGACATGAGTCGTGCGGCCAAGGGCTATGAGAAGTACGGCAAAGAGGGCATGGAAGCCTTGGCCAAAGCTGGCCGAGAAGGCAAATCGTTGGATCCAGTTCGTGCCAAGTATGACAAGTACGATAACACTGAAGTAGACGAAGGCATGGGCGACATGATAAAGAAAGCAGGCGGCATGGCCAAGAAAGTTGGCGGCGCCATACTAGACAAAGTTGGACACGGCAGCGATGCTGACATGATCCGTGACCTGCAACGCAAGATGGGTGTGCCACAAACAGGCAAGAAGCCAGAACAAAAAACAACCGAAGCTGCCAAATACCGTGACCCCAAGTACAAAGACAAATTGTACACAGTAGAACCACTAGACTACACCTACGGCCCTGACGCCGATGAGCTCTATTATAATCCAAAACCCGATGACTATGAAGGTAGAAAACGCAAAATAGGCGGCAGCGAATTTGACCACAACGATCCACTACGCAAGGGCTTTGGGCGCGGCGGCAGCGGCAGTCCTGTAGAAAAAGGACCAAGAAAAGGTTTGCCTTCTCGCAATCAAATCACCAGCCTCAAAGGCAGTATCAAAGACGCACACGGAACACACGCAGAACCCAATTTGCCAGAAGCCGGTGCACCAATGACACCTAAACAAAAGTCATTTGCCAAACTTGCACCACCTGCAAACAAAATCACTTTTGCTGACAAGATTGCCGGCGCCAAAAAAGAAGTTGATGAAATGCTAGGCGATGTGGCTGCAGAAGCCATGAAAGGCGCACTCAGCGGTGGTCAAAAGAAATTAGACAAGAACAACAACGGCAAACTAGACGCCAATGACTTTGCTATGTTGCGCAAAGGCGGCAAGCAAGAAACCACTGAAGAAGATGATGATAACAATCCGTTTACATCATGGAAGAAGCCACGTGCAGAAAAACCTCAGGTTGGATCAATTGAACGTGGCCACAAGCATGATATTGAGCACACTTCTACAGGCCGTAAAGTAACTCGCAGAGTTGATGACCAAGGCAACTCAGTAGGCGCTGATGACGCCGGTGATGCTCAGGCAGAAAAACGTGGTCGTGGTCGTCCCAAGAGCACAGATGGTCCACGTCAGGAACGTGTGACTGCCAAGAGCCGCAAAGCTGACCGTACCACATTCCAAAGCAAGAAAACCAACGAAGGCGATGACGAAAGCGATGACATCAAACAAGCTATGGCCATGTTAAAGAAAGCTGGCTACAAAGTTAGCAAGGCAGCCGATGGTGCTGAGCAAGTTGACGAAAAAGCAACTAGCAAAAAGCAACAAAGATTCATGGGCATGGTACATGCCGCACAAAAAGGCGAAAAGCCTGCCAGCAAAGAAGTTGGTAAAGTTGCCAAGACAATGAAAAAATCAGATGCTGAAGACTTTGCCAGCACCAAGCACAAAGGCTTGCCCGAAAAGAAAAAGCCTGAAGGCAAAAAGAAAGAAAAAACTGAAGAAGCAGGCGGAACATCAACCCCCACAGCGTCAAGTGGCTTTAGCTTTGGTCAAGGCATTTATGATTCAATGAATCATGATTTGGAAAACATGATCAAAGAAAGCATGAGCCGTTTGAACGAAAGCATGAATGTCAGCATGAACATGAATTCAGATGCTCAAGGCGGTCCTGGCAAAAGTCTTACTGTAACTGCCACAGACGATGACGCATTGAAACTGGGTACACTGTTGAAAAACGCTGGACTTGGCGGCGGCGATGAAGGCTACGGCGGATCTGGGCACCAGTCTGCTTGTGGCTGCGGCACCCCTGACTGCTCATGTGGCGATCAAGAAATGGACGAAGCCTATGGTGACAATGTTGTAGATCAAAATGCTCCAGACTATCCTACAGACACTGAACAAGCTGAAGATAACTTTGAATACTCAGGCGGCTTGAACAAGCCCAAGTCAACTGGACAATCAACTGTGCCAGTATTGGCCAGCCAAGAAGAACGTCAAGAAAGTTATGCTGCCGAAGAAGAAGATGCTATCAAGCGCATGATGGAAATGGCCGGCGTTAAAGAAGCCAAGAAGCCCGATGCTAACAAAGATGGCATTCCAGATTACGCTCAAGACGGAAAAGGTTCAAAAGACCTTGGAAAAGCAAAAGACAAAGAGAAAAAAGTGGACGAAGGCATATTGGCTGCTACCGCTAATCTTTGGAAAGAATATAAAGTTCAGGCTGGAGTCTAATATGACATATAAACCCTACAACGAAAATTTAAACACAACCACACAGCAGAACCCTCACAGTCCTGCTACCAGTGGGTACAAGCAACAACCAGTGGAAATTCCTGGAGTGTTGCATCAAACACGTGAGTTGTTTCAACCTGTGGTGATTCAACCCAATCAGGATAGCAAATAATGGCTGCCGTTCAAGTTGTTAACACCGCGGGCAATGTATTATGGACAACAGACAAAGCAGAATTTAACGCTGTCACTAATGATGTTACCTATCAAGTTTTTGCCACTGCACTAGGTACTGCTAATGCAGTGGGCAATTTATATGCCAATGTAGTTAGAGTTCCTGCTGGATCAACACACTACGTTTATGTTGGTGCAGGAAATTATCTTATCATAGTTGGGACCACATTTACTGCTCTCGCATGCGGCACAGCAAGTTCTGCGCAATCTGGAGTGATTGGGTATGGAAGCACTCCCTAACAATGCGAGCACAAGAGTTCATTGCAGAAGAAGCAGTTGGCAAGATTAGCAAACGCAATCAGAATGCCACAGTGGGTCTCAACAAGTTTAGAGACAAACAGTTTGCTGACCGTGTGTATGAACTCAACAGAATCATGATGGCCGTGGCATCAACAGATGGCACATTTGTTCCTGATCTAGATAGCGAGTCATGGGCAGGACGCAACAACATTGCGGCACCTTACACTCCAGAAGAACAGAACATGTTGAAGAAAGCCTATCAAGCAGTGGGCAGCCATCACGAAGATTTAAATCAAGGTGATCTTAACTCACAAGAACATCCAGCAGTAAACACCACAAGCCCTGTGCAGGCGTTCAAGGGCTACAAGTAATGCGAGCCCGTGAGTTTATTACAGAACAAGCAACATTGCCGCCAGAGCAAGCAGATCCCATGAATCATGTGTTTACATTGCCTGGTGTAAAGTCTAGTGATCCTTATCAAATATATCGCCTGGGTGTGGCAATAGCCCGTGCTAGAAGTGATGCTGGCACACAAGATCCAATACCCCACATGCCCGAGTGGACACCAGAAGCCGCATTTGGCGAAGATGCTGTGATTGCTGGATTCAATGCTGGTGTTGAGCCAGCAATTGACTACGCATTGAAAATGGCCGGTTTGCCTGTTAAAAAAGTACAGATAAGCACTCCCAACAGCTTAGAGCCCGCATTAGTAAATCGACAGAGCCTACTCAAGCCCTTCAAAGGTTATTGAATCTGTAGCTAAATACTCCAACGGGGAATATTTAGATCATGGCCAATCCACCACCACCATACGACAACATCACAGGCATTAGCCGTGCTGTGATGAAGGACAACGCACAAGAAACCATTGGCAATTACAATGGTGTTGCTCGCCCTAGCGAATTAGTAGTCAACCAACTCACACAAGATATCTATGTAGGCAACGTCAATGGAAATCTAAATTTGGTAGCATACGGATCAGGCGTTACCAGCACCACAACATTCAACCCGCAGTTTACTGACGGATCAGGCACATTTGCTGGCGGCACTGCTACAGCATCCTATGTGCGTATGGGTCCGCTGATGTATATACATGTGTATGTGGATTTTACAGGGGTTACCAACTTTGGCAGCACAGGATATCAGATTACACTGCCCACACCCGCAATAAACACATTTAGAC